TAATCGATAATCGCTATCATATATTTTCATCTCCATTCATTACTTCATTCTTTGAGTAATTCAGCTATTTACAGCTTTTGGAGTCATTCCATCTCATTACTCTTTATTATGTTTAATTACATCTCATACCAGCATATATTTAGTAAATAATTAGTACGTGATTTTTTATACTAATTATCATTTATCAAGCTTGCGAGCGAGTTAATCTCTACAAGTTGCTGCTCACTCGGTCTCACACTTACATAGTTATTCATAGTGGTAGTTATGTTCCCATGTCCTAAAATATACTGTAGTGTTTTTGGTGGTAATCCCTGCATATTCGTAGCAAATGTATGCCGACATATATGTGGTTCAAATTTTCGTATAGGATTGTCGGGATTTGCATTATTGAATCTCTTGATACAATTTTGCAAGTATTCTTCGACATGTGATCTAACAATTGTCTTTCTACTTCTTGTTGCCAGAAACACAAATCCTTCATATGCTTTTTCCTTTTCATCATAGCACACTGGTTCAATATCACCCATAATATAACGATTTTTCAATATTCTCTGAAAACATTCATATACACCATCAGTCATAGGAATGTACCTTGTTCCGTTTATGGTTTTCGTCGGTAAGACAACATGCGTATGATTGATACATTGTAGTTGCTTTTCCACTCGAATTAAATGGTTTTCCATATCTATATTATCAAGTGTTAGACCACATAATTCAGATGCCCTTAAACCAGTCCAAAACAGCACATATATCATATCATAACAATGAGCACTATGAGCATCCTTTGAACAAAATTCAAGGAATCTATGCATATCCGGAATTGATATTGCTTCCATTTTCTTGCTATCGCTTCTATCGGTAGTAATACGTCTGAACGGATTTTTTGCTATGTAATCATAATCAATTGCATATTCAAATGATCTTTTTATAAGACTAATTTGAGTCTGAATACTTGAACCTCGATGCTTTTTCTTCATATCTGAAAGCCATTCTTCACAATGCTCTGGCTTGATTTTACCTATTTCCATGTGACCAAGTTTGTACTGCGCTAACGTTTTTATTGTTGTGTTATATCCAGCCTTAGTATTATGAGCCAGTTCTTTCCTATTATATAGATGATTAAGATATCTATCTATTACTTCTAGTAATGTCAGTTTAGCCCCATCTATGTCGATATTATTTTCTAACTGTACTTTTAATTCTGCTTCCTTTTCACGTAAACTTTTACCTGAACGTTTACCTTTTGGTAATTGGTCCGTAGGTTCGAGTCTATAGGAACTTACCACTCTTTCCTTTCCAAGAGCATCTTTATAATGATACTCATACCTTTTCGTTTTGGGGTTATAGTATTCATCCGCCCTCAACGTTTTTCTTGTCGGTTTGTTCTTTTCAGATGTAGTTTTATTTGCCATATTCTCAGCCCTCCATTAAAAAGTGCCTCGAATGAATACTAAATAATAATATCACATTCAGGGCACCTTGTCGATATTTTATATCTGCTCTACTTTGCTTATAAATTCTTCAAATGATTGTCTTTTTATCTTTATAACACGACCAACCATTAGATGATATTTACAATCATAATCTTCACGGATTATATCTCTTAATCTGTGCTGACCTATACCAAATAAATCCGATGTCTCCTTTATAGATAATAAAAGTTTATCTTTCATGCAATCACCTCCAGTCTTGAGGTAATCATAATCTTTTTACCAGTAACCTACGTACTGAAAAATTAAGAGGGAATGCTATTAGCACGCCCCCTTAACAAATACTGATATTTACTCTGCTTTGTTTGCTTTGTTATACTGTGCTGTACTAATTCCAAGAATAACTCCAAGGAATGTGTCAACAGCTGTAATCGTACCAACAACCTGCTCACCATATGGGAGCCCCCAAATACCTGCAAGAGCAAAATATAAAGTACCAGCCGCTGGAAGCAAATACATTGCAATCCATTTCAGTGTGTCGTAAGTCTTGTCATTAAGTTTCATCATGTTCATCGTGTTCATCCTCCTTATTTTGAATAAATTTATGTATTGGCAGTTTGTCGACTTCCTGCATAATTCTTTTAGCAGAGCCGTTACCTCCCAATTTTTCATATGGTTCAAAAAGATATACTTTCAAATTTTCATATTCATCCTGGGTAATATACCCTCTCTCGATGTATGACATACCGAGATACATAATCCTATCGTGTGCTAATCCAATAAGCATCTCCGTCTTTACATCTTTGTTTTCTGTTCGTTTTGATAAATACGCCCATAATCCAGAAGACGCAAGTACCGAACTAAAAATTGTAATTATGATTTGAAACCAAGGTTCCATAATTCCTCCTTTTTATGCGGCTAATGAAGATGCATGATAGCAAATCTTCAAGTTCTTCTTTGCTTGGATTCATGATATACCAATCATCCATATATCGTCCGTAAAATTTCTGTTGTCTGACATATTTCACATATGTGTCAATCCTATGAGGATAATATATTCCAATTACCTGCGATAGCTGGTCTCCAATATTTACAGATTTAGCCATCCACTTCTCACCAGTCAATTTTTCAGATGGTATATCTCGATATTCGAGCTTATTAAACAAATCCAAATAGCAATTTTCATATTCCTCATCAGACATATACGACACATCGACTTTGAAGCCATCAAATATAAGTGTCAAAAGCCAGTCAATAAATTCGTCATCGTCAAATAGTTTAAGAAGTTCTTGTTTTGCAATCTCGTGAATTATATTGTCATAAAATTTTGAGAAGTCTCCAAATAAAATCCATCCGTCATTTCCATGCAATTTGTAATACTTGTGCAAATGTATTTCAAATCGCTTTCTCTGCTGAGATATACCTCTCCCTTTAATTGATGCACAATTATCATATATTATGTGCTTTTTAACTTCTGGTAAAAGAATATCATCACATAAAACATGGCGAACAATTCTATCACGGATTTGTATACTTGTAATCGGTCTTACTCGACCTCTCTCGTGTAAAGTAAACTCTTGTGTAAAACCATTTTTGAGAGTCCTGTTGATAATGTCATCCTGGATTTCAAAAATATAACGCAGAAAGTTCATCATAAACTTCTGTGTGGTTTCTTTCCATTTGCTACTTTTCACAGAGGTCTTATAAGCCCGATACAAATTATTGGCATCGCATACAATTTCCTCATAATTCATATACTATTCACCGTTATAACAATACTTACCGTAGTAAATTGTTTCAGGCTTTGCTATTTATCCTGTTTATAAGGAATGGTATGATATCTCCTTCTTCATTGGTTAAGTGAAGAATCCGGACGAACCCCATTAGAGTTCGAAGCGTTGTTGTAGTTCGTATTGCCATTGTTGTTCACATTAGCGAAATTAGCCGAAGAAACGACGCATAATTAGACATCACCCTTACGTCTGAAATATGATTCCATCTTCTTGTCACGCTGACGCCACTTCTTTATCAATCCGATTTCTCGGTCGATAGCTTTAACATATGGACTGTAGAGATTCAAATCCACTTCAAATATCTCTGCAATCCGTTGCAGTTCCTTAAGAAGCTGCTCGCAATTGACTATAGCAGTGTTTTGATAATCTCTTCTCTTTTCACACTCGTGAAGATTCGTTGGATAAATCGTGTTGGCTGCCCGGACATTACTCGTAATTAGTGCTGCCAGTTGATCTACTCTGTTTTTAAAATTTTGCATCATAAACCGATACTTGGAAAAGTTCTCTCTATCATCTTTTCCGTATGCATAACGAAGTCTTACATAATCGTCTACGCTTTTAACACCAAATCCATGTTGCATAAAATCTATCAACATATCATGTAATTCAATTGAATATGTGATAGCCTCAAATTTTGATTCTGTACGATCACTAACTAAAACACTCATTATTCGTAATCTTTCCCTGTAATTTCCTTATACTCTTCTGCGGTAATCCAGCGACCAACTGCTAAGCGTACTCTACGCTCATCCCAGAGCTTATCATCATAATAGTCTTTAACCTTTTTAAAGTTTTTACTATGTTCCATATTGTTATTCCTCTCTTTCTAATTTACAGTTCTACATCCTGCATCATAGCTAAGAAGTCAATATTAGAAGACATTTTAGCCATAGCCAGTTCCGTAGCTGAGAACTGACGTAATACAAACCAGTATTCGCCATCCATCTCAGTAATCTGGACAAGATCCATATTTTCCATAACCACTTCATTTTCAGAAGTTTTTACTGTTACTTCTGATAATTTTCCTTCAAACATATCCGCTGTAAGCTTAGATGCTGAAATATAGTTATCACCATTTTTTCTAAGATTTTCAATGATGGTGCCATCAGACAGCACCATAGTATAAATTAAATCTTCCATATACTTATCCTTTCCTATAGATTACCCCGCCCACAAGGGGCGGAGATTTTTACTTAACCAATGATTCCATACGGACGAACCCCAACAGAGTTCGAAGCGCCGTCGCAGTACGCACGGCCATTGCCGTACACATCAGCGAAATAAGCCGAAGAAGCGACGTTCTGTAGCCAATAAGTTTCTCTTATCTTGATCATTCTTGGATTAAGGCGCATAAGTGCAAGCTGTGAATTGCAAACGCTGTATTTTGTAGGGATTGTTGTCCCATCATTTGCAGGCTCGAAATAATGTGTGCCATATACCATAACCTCTTGCATAAGCGCAACTGTCTCATCGAACCATGCTCCTCCAGATGGTTTTCCGTTGGCGACTGCATTTACAAGATAAGTTCTATGAGTAAGAAGCATATCTCCAAAAGCAGCCTTAAATTTTGCTTTTGCATTATCCAATCCTGTTTTATACATAACAGAACCTACATATCCACCCTCTGTCGTATTAGTTGCATTCATCTGACCATTGTAAAGTGATGACGCCGGAACAATAACAAGATGATGCTTTGTGAAATCTGTATCACCGCATCTAAGGAAATAATCCATATCTGCAATAACCCAAGTCACACCGCTAATTACCCAGTAATCTCCGATAAACAGGTAGTCAAATGTTCCATTTTGAATAGCTGCCTTTTGGGCTGCTGTAACTGATGAGCCAAGGTTCTTTCCTCTATATACATTGCGATGATTAATCGCCGATACAAGTCCAGCAAATTCTACTGCTGCATTTGCTGCTGTCATTTTCTTTGTTCCGCCAGTACCATCTTTAATAATTACGTCTCCACTATCAAATCTGGTTGCTGCGGAATAATCCGTTACTTTAGGCATTTTCTTTAATCCTCCTTAAAAAATAAAGAGCCTCAGATTTCTCTAAAGCCCTTTGTAGTCACTGTCTAACAGTGCATGGTCTGTTACATATCCCAATCTACTGATAACACTTCTTATAAAAGTATCTAAATGAGATACCTGCTGTCGTAATGATACAACTTCACTTTCATCAGCAAATATTGTACGTCCCTGTATTTCTCTACCACTTGAATCAAATATATTTTGTCCTGATGAATCGTAAATCGGTTGTAATACAGAATGTTCATTAGCAAGCTGTGAACCAAATTTGCCGACATCTGCTCCGAGAATTTCTTCATATGCTGCCTGCGCTAAAGATGCTGAGTTCGCTGCCGCTGTTTCAGACTTTTTGGCATTTGTTGCTGATGCTGTTGCATTAGAAGCTGATTCAGCTGCTTCATCGAAGAATGCAGCGGCTGAATCAGCATAGCTTTTCGCATTCTCCGCACTCGTACTAGCTGAATCAGCATAGCTTTTCGCATTCTCCGCACTCGTACTAGCTGCACTTGCAGAGTTAGCCGCACCTGAAGCTGATGATTCCGCGGCGTTTGCTCTTAAATTTGCTGTGCTAGCATATCCAGATGCCTGGCTGGCAGAGCTTGCTGCTTTTGCTGCTGCATCAACTGCCTGTTCTGCATATTGCTTAGCAGTGAGATATTCCGTTGTTGACCTTATGCTCTGTTCCTGTACAGGATTGAAATCAATCTGCACGGCAATAGCCCCACTGGATACAATCTTGTTATTTAACTCAATCTCTACAATAGGATTTATTTCTCCTGCCAGTACGGTCATTTGCTTTGTAACTTCAAAGTAAACCGTATGCTTAGCAGAATCCCACCCTAATGCAGGATTATATACAAAATTACTGTCAACCTTACCACATCTTATATTAACTGTTGCGCCAGTAGGTATCGTATATTCAAGTCCGTCATTATATAGTTTTACCGCAATAATCGGTAATCCCTGATCATACTGCACAAGATGAACCGGACGTACAATCTGACGAGCTGTCATGTCTGCATACGTATAATGCACAACTCTGTTTGAGTCTGGTGTATATACACCCATTTTTAATCACCCCCTAAATCAACGCCAGTCATCATTGATAAAAATTCTACATCAGAACGAAGTTGTTCCTGTTCGGAATTATCTTGTACAACATCTTCACCTTCATCCGGTTTAGATACTTCATTGCTCGCCTCGATTAATACGAGGTCCTTATCTTTTACTTCTGTGGCATTTTCTTCCATAAAACCTCCTAATAATCGTGCCAACCCGCTTTTACTAAAACACCTCTCTCAAATTGTAAATATGCGTTATTACTCCAATTTGAAGCGGTTCCATCTCTATTCATTCCACCTACTTGAACAAATCTCATTGTTCCTGTTATTCCACTACCATTTTCCCAAGATACATTCTTAAGTTTGTAGTAATGCATATCAACATCACACCCCAAGTTTATGGTATCTGCATTGTATGTCACATTGTTTGAGGAGGTATAACCGTTTCGCTCATATAAAAGCTTAACAAGGTAACTCTGACCACTCTTAGGCTGTGCCGCCCATGTCATGTAATCGCCATTTTCATCAAGGTCAAATACCAATCCTCTACGATTGTCATTGCCTTTCCAACTATTTGTACCTATTTCTCCTATGTACTCATTGGAATATTTATAATGAGATGCCCCAGCATTAATATTGGCTTCTTTACTACCAGATTTACAATTAACCTGTTTAGCAGTTATATCCAAAGCATTTACATATGTTGTTGTAACTGTATCCTTAGTGATTTTGGTCACATTAGCCTTTGTCTGATACCCTTTCTTTTCAACATCCGGCATAGTTGTATATTTACTATCATTCGTAAGTTCTGATACTTTAGTTGGAATAGACGGAGCGTCTGAAATATTTTCATAAGAAATCTGAACATCTTCTGACAATGTTATTCCGTCCCTATCAAGTCGAATAAGAACTTTTCCATATGAATCTTTTATAAGTGCCGTACCATTTGAGTTGTTCTTTCCACCAAGAATTAAAGTGCCACCGTTTATACGATTTGCACTCATCGTCCCAGTTTTAACGAAATCTGCTACAATCTGACCATCCTGTGTCATAGCTAAAGCAAATGGACCATTATATCCTGTTGAAGAATATCCCAATCCACCTTTATTCCAACGCCATACCTTCTTCGCAGTAGCAATATCATCTGTATCCATAATAAGAATTTCATCAGGATATTTTCCACCGGTGCTGCTGTGCATAATCACATAACCGCCAAGACCTCCACTAATCAATTGCGTAGCATTCTCAATAGCCTGTTGCATAAATGTTTTAGTAATGGTATCAGAGATTGCCTGCTTTTGGTCAGAAATCGTCGATGCAAGATTTGTCCTTGATTCTCCAAGTTCAATCGACACGTACTTATTACTTATGGCATCATATATAGTTTTTATGCACTTTGCCGTGGCGCTAACATTTAACTCCGGGAACTCAACGCTTACAGTGTCGCAAAGATGTACATCCTCCAAAAGCGCATATTTAGCATACTCCGTAGATTGTGACAATTGTACAAATGATACAGTCAATGATACAGCTGGTACTCCTATGTTGTTTGCTTTCATATAAGAATTAGCTCTTGCTCTGAGCTGCTCTTGATTTGGTTTTTCCTGCCATTCCTGCGATAAATCCAATGGATAAATCCTTGTAAAATTATATGTGCCAGAAGCTTTTACAATCTTCTCATCCAGCTGCACAAGACCTTCCTGCTCCGAATACCAGAATGGATAAACACCTGTATAGACAGAACTGCAATTCTCTTCCTGCTTCAAATCAGTAAGATTCTTACCATATCTAATGCTAACACCTCTATCCGCGCCTCTTTTATTCCAAAGCTTTACGTTGAACTTATCGAATTCATACTCTCCTCCATACACATCAAGGATTGAACCGTCAACGCCTCCAAGAAGTGAACGCATACTCGATGGTTTGAGAACTGTCATATTTGCAGTTGTAGTTTTATCTGTTGAAAATGAAAAAGGACAATCAACCGCTGATGCGGATTTCATATTAATAAATGCATTTTGAACTGTGTCGGCTGCAAATGCTGATACTGGGTATCCAGACATATCGTAACTTATATGTTCTGCATTTATTGTAACAATTCCATTGATTGGCTTTGTGATTGCATAGATTCGGAATGGTTGTGGGTCAGAATAAGGATTTGGCTTTGCCATAATGATACGCCTAAGCTGTAATTCCTTATATCTGATACCTGTAACCGGATATTCAATTTCAAGTTCGAACTCTCCATTTCTTTCTTCAGTAACTTCGCAAGTAATGGCGTCACTTAATGTGCCTAATCCATTCGTTGTGAATGATGTTTCTGTAGACTCATGAAGAGTAATCATAGTGTCCACCATTTAGGTATCACCTCCACACTTGTTATTCCACCAGAAAAAGAAATTTCGTTTTCGCCTTTTATAAGCTTCGGAAATCCGTTGCTCAACGTTACAAGTGAATTGCAATTTGTAGTACCTTTATAAGCATCCTGTAATTCACTATCGATTGTCAGATACGAGCTAATGTTCGAAATAGTGATAACATAGTCACCAATTCTCAGATTACCCTTTCCAGAACCGTTCACTTTTATAATAGGAAGCGATTTGAATCCTGTGGGATTTCTTAATTTGCTCGTTGCTCTAACAATTACTGGAATATCTCCAGATTTAAGAAAACGCTGAGGTTTACAATCAAATGCAACTGTAATACGCCCAGCGTGCTGTAATATGTTTTCAATTGTTCCGCCACTCTTATAAGCAGCAAGTCGATAATATTCCGGCTCATATGAATCTTCCAACTTAGCATATCCAGACGCAGAGTTAAGCCACTCCGAAATAAAATTTGCCATCATTGTAAAATCCTTATTTTCAGCACCAATAGCTATGTCATAACTTCTTGATGCATTTTTATACGACCCTTTATCGACATAAATATCCCCGTTTCTTCCAGGAATATGTGTAACTTCATAGTCCTTTTCCGGAGTTTCATATCCAGGCGGATGCTCCACTTGGATAGCGAATTCTTCCGATGAAATACCATTGTAAATAATTACGCCCATGAAGCATCCCTCCTTTCAACTTGTCTCTGAATAATGTTTGATACTTCTTCTGCAATCTCTTTAGGATTACTTCCCGTGATATTAAATGTATTTTCGAATGAATTTCCGCCGTTGAAGTTTCCAACAGCATCTGAAATCTTATCTAACACACTGGAATTATCAGTTGCTTTGCTTCTTACTTCATTAATACGATTACCGGTTCTATTGGCAATGTCTAATGAACCAGATAACGAATACCCGTCAACACTCTTCATCATACTAAACAACTGATTAGCACCATTTTGAATATTTGACAGATCCATTACAGGTCTTATAGTAGGCTCTGTGTCTATATCGGAACTAACCAAATCTGCAATAGTTGAAAGTGTATCGGACATTGCGCCAACAGCACCTTTTCCCATATCAACCGTAGCGTCAGATACTTTTCCAGCATAAGCCTTCACACCATTAATAAATCCCTCATCAGTATATCTACCAATTTCAGCAAATACTCTTGATGGTGAATGAATGCCAAGAAAATTCTTTACACCATTCACAGCACTCTTAGCCGCATTAATCGCTGAATTAGCCAAATCAGAGGCTTTATCTGTAATACCACTGATAAGTCCACCTATAATATGCTTTCCCACATCTTTGAAGTCATTTATTTTATCTTGAATAACCTGCTTGGCATTTGATATCAAATCACGTACAGTTTCCTTAAGATTTGATAATTTCTCCTTGATACCACTGATAAGTCCAGAATTCATTATCTTGGAACCAACTTCTTTGATATCAACAACTCCACCAGTAAGTACAAGAACCGCTGCGCGAATTAATGCTTTAAACAAATTTCGTATATCATTTGCTAATCGCTCGGAGTTATTATCGATAGCACTAATAATGCCTTCGATGAAACTCAAGAGCAAATTAACACCAGACTGAATCACATCTGGTAATTTTTGAGCTATTCCGTCGATGAAATTCAGCACAATATCTATAGCAGTTTGAACCACCATTCCGATATTATCTGCAATTCCCTGTAGACATGCAATCAGAATATCGAACACAGCCTGTACAATTTCTGGCGTATGCTCAGCCAAAGTTCGAAGAGTTGTAACCAGTAGTGTTACGAGAACTTCGACCAATTGAGGTACCACGTTTGATATCGCCGCCAGACAAGCCGTAATAATAACGACCAGCGACTCTAAAATTTGTGGTGCTGCACCTGCTAATGCAACGCAGAACTGAGCAATTCCCTCTGCCAATTTAACCAGTACTGCTGGAATTAAATCTGCCACACCTGTTATAATGACTGCTAATGCTGCTACAAGTGCTGTCGCTCCTGCTGTTCCAGCTGCTGCTATCGCAGTAAGCCCAATAGCAAGTGCCTGTAGTCCAAGTCCAGCAGCTAATAAACCTGCTCCTGTCACAGCAACTCCTACACCTATAAGTGTAAATGCTCCTGCTAATGCCAAAATACTTGGAACAAGCGGTGATAATACAGCACCAGCTACACCTATAATTGCAAATGCTCCTGCTAAAGAAACCAAACCTTTGGCTATTGCTTCCCAACTCATAGCACCCAGTATACTCAGAACTGGTGCCAACACCGCTAATGAAGCACTTGCAATGAGTAATGCCGCTGAACCAGCCAATGTTCCGTTCATAAGATTTAACGCTACCGATAGTTCCGCTAACGCTCCCCCCATAGTAACAAGACCTTTTACAATCTCTTCCCATGTGAAATTTCCCATTGTACTTAGAATATTTGATAATATTGTAAGAGCTCCGGCAACGGCAATAAGACCAACGCCTGTTGATATCATATTTTTAGGCATTAAATTGACAGCTAATGTAATCTCTGCTAATGCTCCTGCCATAACGGTCAGTCCTCTGCCAATTTCACTCCACTGCATAGAACCGAAATTCTCTACAGCTGATGCCATAATTTTCATCGCGCCGGCAATAGCGATTAAAGCAATACCAGTAGATACAACATGTTTAGCATTACCTGTAAGATTTGTAAATGCTGCAATCTCTGTAAGTAATATGCCAATACTTGTAAGACCTTTTCCGATTTCACTCCACTGCATAGAACCAAAATCTTTGCAAGCAGATGCTAATACTTTTATAGCGGCTGACAACACAAGAATTCCTGTTGCTGTTAATACTGCTTTTCCACTAAATTTAGCCGTATTCAAGAATAAAGCTATTTCTGCCATCAGAACCCCTACTCCAGTAAGTCCCTTACCAAGTTCTCCCCAGCTAAGTTTTGATATGTCTTTGCAAGCAGATGCTAATATCTTAATAGCTGTCGCTAGGAATATAAGATTGAATGCTCCTTTAGCAATTGTCTTTTCATCTTTTGAAATAACTTTTGCAACTCCTGTCAATACGCCAGAAATTACTGTAATACCTGTAAGTCCTTTTGCTATCTCATTCCAACTCAAAGATGCAATCTTCTTCAACGCTGATGCAAGAATTAACACTGAAACTGATAATCCCAACATAATTGTAGCTGTCTTTCCCGCATTCTTAAGGTCACCGCTTATCTTTGTAAAGATAGCCATAGATGTCATAAGTTCCGCAAACAATCCTGTTAATGCGGTAATAGCTGATGCCAATTTTGCAGAGTCAATAAGCGAAAGTACAACAATCGCTCCCGTAAGAATTGCAATTGCACTTGCAATCTTAATCAAAGTTCCTGCTTTCAATTGTGTCTGATATGCTTCAAAGCAACCTCTAACGCTATCAAGAATTCCCTTAAGGAACTTATTGATTCCAACCGCAATTCCAGCTAATGAAATTCCACTGAGAACGTCAAACACACTTGAGAAATTGACATCACTGATATCTTCTATAAATCCACTAGCAAGGGTTTTCATTGCTTTTGCAATACCAGTTCCAATAGTCTTTACTCCTTCCCATAATGCCTGGAGTGCTTGTAAAAACTTAGAATTTTCGAGTGCTTTACCCATTGCACCAATTGCAATTTCAACACCACTTCGCATTCCGTCAGTAGCTTCTCCAACTTCTGACATTCTTGTATGTACTCTTTCCAGAACAGAATGAATAACTGCAAATCCACCAGTGTCATACTTCTGCTTTATAGAATTTGCGAATCTTGTGACCGCATCAACAGCTTTGTCGATTAAATCTGTTGCTACTGCCACACCTGTTTTTATATATTTAATCACGGTCTGTATAGCAACATTGAATATATCTGTTTTCTTGATAGTTTCATCAAGTTTCACAAGCCAATCTCCGAAGCGTGCCGTTACCGATAAAATAGAACTAGCTAAGTCACCAGTCCCTCCTAATAGAGAGCCTACTCCTTTTGCAACTGCTACGAATGCTTGTTTAACGATGTCAATTACTGCAAACAAACCTTTGAATGTTCTTTTCAAATTTTCCGAATTTGTATCGCTGAGTTTCAGATGCGCCGTCAGATTTCTTAACGCATCTGTAATGTTGTACAGTTGTTGTGCCGTCATTGGCGGGAAGATTTCGCGGAATGCTTCTTTCACAGGCTTAATAATACTAAGCACTCCCTCAAAAGCATTTCTAGCTGCTTCTATAAGTGCTGTTCTTCCTCCCAAATCTTTCCAGCCCTGCAACATACTATTTCTGGCATCCGCCGATGAATTTATAATTGCGCTGAATGTATCACTCATCTCTGTGAGTAATTCTTTCGCTTCTTCAAAGTCACCAACGATAATTTCCCAACTCTGGGTCCAGCCAGACTGTGCAGCTTCCTTTAATGTGTCAAATAACTGGGAAAATGTCTTTACTTTTGTAGCGGCATCATTAGCAGTCTGACCCATTTTGATTATTGATGCTATCTGCTCTTCTGAGTAACCCATAGTTCTGAGCTGCTCCTCGTTCAAGTCACCTGTAAACTTAGATAATGTCTCGGTTAAGATGTCAGATGTCAACCAGCCTTTCTGTAAAGTTTCTCTGAATGACCCTTCATCTTTAATCATGTCATCAATAGCTATTCCATGCACTCTTGCTGTTTCTTTTAAAGCATCCTGGAATACCTGACCACCCATACCGGCATTTACAACAGAGTTCCAGTCTTGTAATTTTACTATTCCTGCTGCTAATGCCTGTGATAACTGATACATTGCTGTACTTGCCTGCTGTGAATTTGAACCTGATACTGCGGCAAGGTTGGCAATACCTTTAATTGCAGAAACAGAGGTATCCAAATCAACACCAGCCGCTGTAAAGGTACCAATATTACGTGTCATCTCCGTAAAATTATAAATGGTCATATCTGCATAGTGGTTTAACTCATCTAATGCATTATTAACCTGGTCAAGGGTGGTTCCCTTTGATGAAGTATTTGCTAAGATTGTCTGAACTGCATTAATCTGCGTTTCATATTCTTGAAATCCTGTTTTGATTGGATCAATAGTTAATGCCGATACAATACTTTTACCTGCATTTACTGCCGAATTTGTAATATTTGCCAATGCCGTAATTGCCATTACTTCTAATGCTGAAAATTTAGCATTAACAGTTTCAACGGCATTCGATAATCCGGAAAGATTTATCTTACCAGAGGCTTTTTCAACACTTTCAAGTCCTTTTGTTGCTCCATCCATATTCAAGCTCTTTTTAAGTTTGTCTATAGAAGATAAGCTTGTCTGAATATTGTTTTCAAACTGCTTATTATCAAATCGCATTTCGACGACTCTTTGATCAACAGTTGTACTCATAGACTTGTAACCTCCTTCCACGCCGATTTGACAATTTCGTCAAAAATAGGCTGAATAGCAGGATTGATATAATCTCGACCCTGTACCCAGCCTCCGTTACGAGTTCCATGTCCATACTGCAAGATAATTGCGATTGGAACTCCATTTTGAATATTTGTGTTATAAAAACTAATAGACACTGAATCCTTATCCTGCTTGATTTCGTAATTCCACGAATTTGCAGTTTTTCCAGTATCTCTCGGCGTAGCAGACGCAAGGGCTGCCACACCTTGACGACCATACTTATCAAGGTCGCCTATTTGTGCTACTTCTTTCACTCTTTCCAGATATATGGTAAGCTTGTGGAAGTCGCCCTTTTGTCTGAAACTGATCATATATATTTACCCCTACTTAACTCTAATCTTCGTACCTGCATAAATCAGATCCGGATTACTAATACCATTAAGACGCACAAGGTTGTCAACGGTAGTACCATTAGCAGCAGCGATTTTTGATAACACATCGCCAGACTGAATTGTATAGTATTTCTTTTCTGCTTCACCATTTACAATGCCCTGTACCTCTGAATAACGGTTTCCCAAAACCGCCTTTCTTGTATCGCCATTACCATACTTTCCAGAACGAACCTCATTTGCCAAATCATTAGCAGATGCTTCATAGATATGGTTAATGAAGCTCTGTACCTCATCATATCGTGTTCCAAGATTGTTTCTTCTGTCGTCACCATCTCCAAATTCGCCCTTCATAGTTCTTTCAGCTAATTCAAGAGTGGAACCATCTGGCGTATTAACTTCCGGCTGATGTGTTGGTTCCGGTGATGTGCTCTCTCCATTTACAGCGGCATATGCTTTCCAAGCATCAGCGTCACCATAAAACTTATCAAGGTCGAGATCTCCGTTGTATCCATTAATCCTACCTACTGAGCTGTACTGTCTAATAGCACATGCATAAGCCCCCTCATTCCAAGGTGTCTCCTGGTAGCCAGTTTGTGTGTAATCCGGATACTGCGCAATCCATAATCCGTAATCGCCAATTCCGTCAATTCTTTCCATAGCACTCTTCTGAATATAGACAAGCGGTTTTACACCGGTCTTAGAGAATACATAATCACAGAATCCTTTAACCCAATTGAAATCGTTCTGACCAAATGTTGGATTATCCTGTCCTTCCCAATCAAGACAAAGAATAGCTTCTCCAACGCGATTTCCAACAACATCAAGGAAATGGTTTGCCTCTGCAACATAGTCGCCTCCCTCGGCATAGTGATAACATCCGACTAGCTTTCCATTTTCTTTTGCCTGCTGATACTGTCTAACAAAATCTTTGCTGACAAATCCAGTACCCTGAGTAGCTTTCATAATTACAAAATCAGCGGCAACAGCAGATAAATCAATACCTTCCTGCCAACCGCTGACATCAATACCATTAAGTCCCATAGTATTTCCTCCTATCCTTTTGAATGAAATCTCTTTCTATTTGCAGCATTTATTGCAGCGTGCTGACGATATAGTTCCTGCTGACTCATTTTCTTTTTAGGTTGATTCTTCTCATTGAATACCCTTATCAAAGTAAGCAATCTGTTCAAATGCCATTTCTGACATTCCATAGGAATATTGAAACTAATCATCCAGTAATAAATAAGTTCCGCTGTAATCTGCTCGCGATTTGTTGTTACTTTCTTTTTTGTTTCAGTGAACCAAGTAGCTGTCATTGGCAACGCAATATACCTGTTCACTTCTTCTATGTTTGCTATTGTTAAATAGTTGTAGCAATCATCTGGTACATTCTGCGTAATGGTCATGCATCGCACATAGTCAATAATTTCTGCTGTTGTTTTCTCTTTTTTGTTTATAAAAGGCTTATTCCACTTAGCTTCCCATTTAGCGACTGAAACCAAAGAATGCTCTAACTGTAATTTTCGTTCCTTTGTATGGATGAATTGCTCGTTCTTTTCATCCCATAATTCAGCTGAAGGTATTACGATATTAAGCATCTGTACACCTCCAAAAATGAATTACTGTGCCGCTCCAGAAACAACAGTTAAATTCTTATTCTCTGCTGCTGACTGTGCCGCATCATCCTTAATCTGTGGAATGATCGCATTAATAAAATCAGAGGCAGCATTAACATCTCCAGATAAGAATAATCTCTGAAACAGTACGTCATATGCCGGTGATTCCGTGAATGCTTTGCTGATTTCTGCTCCTTTTTTAAGCCTTCTTCCATCTGCCGACTTGATGCCGTATGCAGATAAAATAATCTTCTTAAACGAAGCCATAATTTCCGGAACATTCTTGGCATTTACAATTCCCATAAGGTACTCTGCGAGACCGCCAGGCATACTTACCTCTAACTCCGTAATCTCCGTTTTGCTAAGGTTGAAATAATGGTCTTCTGTTCTTTCTGTACCGTTGAAATCAACGTAAGTAATAGTTTCTTTATGCATTTTGAATTTCTCCTTTCAAATAAAAAAAGCGACGCCAGCCGAACTGAATACGTCGCATAGACTGAATATTTAATTAACCTTCGGTTGTCATCATAGAAATGATTTCATCTGGCATTGGAAGTCTTGGCTCAGTTGATCCAGAACCATCTGTTCCATAAAGAATACCTTCCAACTTCTGAAGCTTTGTGGCATCTACCTTTGTCGAGTCGAATGTCATTGTAGCTGTTGCTTTGAGTTTCTTACCCCTAACAGCCGCAGTAACTTTAACAGGTGTTGCACTGTATTCCCAGGACATAGCCAATGGCTCTGGACTCTCATTTACAGATGAATTCTGTTTCTCTGATGGAGAAGCAAGGCATCCCCATACTAAGTGAAGTTTATAACCATGGTCATTTGATTCTGTATCATTTCCGAGAATAGTCTTATATGCAAGACCAAACTTCTTACGGTTCTGCTGACCTGCATATACTCCAGGTGCAACCTCTACAGAACCATCGCATTCAGCAAACTCATCTGGTGCCATATATGCTTCGATAGTTCCACCAGCTGTTTCAGCAGACATAAGATTGAGATACTCGATGTTATCTGCATAAATCTTATTCGACTCTGCTCCTCCAGGACTGTCTGTAATAGAACTTACACCATTCCAAGCAACACCCTTTGTGTAACCATTTGTCTGAAATGGGTAAAGAGCGACTTCACTGACACCAGTTTCAAATAATCGCTCACCTTCATTATCCCATGTAAGTTTTGACATGTTGATTTCCTCCTAATAATAAATTTCATATACTGTGTGGTTCAAATTATCCTTGGTATAGGCTGTATTGAACCTGCACATTGGTAATTCAGATACTTTGTCTGCTATATCGCTATCTGGATTGCTGTCTATAACTGTCACCGAATAACGATTTGAAGACAAATAAACCCTGTCATCGGCGTGCCTCTTATCTTTTCCATTAAGGGCATACACAATGGCAGGGTATTTCATGCTAACAGATGCTGGCGGTTGAAAATAAGCTCGGCACTCTTTCCCTCTCTCCTGGCAAGCTAATATACTGCAAAGAATACTATGCAGTTTAAGTCGTCTGCTCATTATAAACACCTCCAACTGTCAGAATTAATCGTGGATACTGAACTTCCACGCTCGTAATTTTCCACTTAGCTCCCATAAATACGATGTATCGCATATTTTGGAAATTCTCATAAGCAAATGGGTCAGCAATAATACTAAACTCATTTGAAATATTGAGGTTATCATTAAGTGATGTTCCAGTTTCGTGCTGAGCCTTACTTCTATTAACATCACCATAATGGTTATGCTCTACAATATGGTCTGTCCATACACCGGGAGCTGTTTCTTCTGATACGGAATAACCAATTGCTCCAAAAAATTTACTCATTTTGAAATTTCCTTTCTACGATTTATCTTAGGCTGCTAAGCCTCCAGTCTGCTGGCTCTTAGTGTCCGTAACATCTTCCTCAATAGCAATTGCAGAGTAGACTCTTGTAAGAGCTCCGGAGCAACGTGTCTCAAGAAGTGATTTCTCCTGATTAAAGTCGATATCAAACTGAGTGAAGTGTGTAATCTCTCCGCCCTTTGTTGCTCCAAGAGAATAATCCTGAAGATTTACCATGATAGCGATGAGTTTCTTTGTCTTGCCATCGGATGTCTTTCTGGTCTTGTTAGCAAACTGCTCAGCTGTCTCAATTGTTCCAACATTTAATGCTGTAGCAAGTTCTGCCTTAGAAGAGTAAATTCTTCTACCAGTAATATCTCTTGCAAGAAGCATTACATTTGCCATATGAGGTGTGCAGTATAAATCTGGAGTACCTGTTCCCTTATAATCTTCTCTTGCATAAAGTAATGTCTGTACCATTGCCTCTGCATATACGAAGTTATCGCCGAAATTAGCTCCGGTATTTGTTCCCTGAAGTTCAGCCTTCATAGCTGTAATGTCAAGGTCCACATGAATTGTATAAAGATCATCATCTAGCCAGATAGGTCTGATATGGTCTTCTGCAATCTTATCGTCAGCCCCCTCTTCACGACCATCACCGATCATAATTGCTCTGGCAAGGTCTTCGTTAAGGTTCATACGATCAATGCTGTACAGATATGCAACATAATCGAAATCTGTAATATCGACAATATCATCTCTGTTAAGAGCACTCTTTGTGTAAACTGTTTGAGGGTCAGTTGTTCTTCTTACAAGGCTGAAATTACCATTCAGCTTCTTCTGCTTTCCTTTCTTATAACCATGTGACTTGAGATCATCGATATATCTAATATCTGCCTGGGTTGTTCTAATTCGTGACATAGGTGATTTATGTACTTTAGAAATAACATTACCAACCCAGCCCTGATCATTTGTGATAAGCTCTGGTGCACCAGGTCTAACATCTGCATACTCTGGGAAGAGTTTAGAAATATCTTCTGAAGATACACCGCTACTTGTTGCATCATGCTGAAGAACATTCTCCTCTGCATACTCCCTTAAAGCGTTCTTAAAAGTTCCAACTGTTCTCATCTTTGCTTTCTTAATAATTGCAACCTGATCTGCATGAGAAAGTGTGTTATCCTGTGTCTGTGCACCACCCTCAAATACGTTATGTTTCATTGCCATTTCGTCATTTCCTCCTTCATTTTCCTCTGAATCATCATTGTTGTTTTCTGGATCTTCTCCAGCCATTGCGCCAATCATGGCATATACAGCTGTTTGCTGCTTTTCAGTAAGAGTTGCTAATACATCTTCGACAGTCTCTTCATCATCAGAATTTTCTTTTTCTTCTGATTCCTTAGATTTCGGTGCATCATCTGGTTTGTCATCGGAGTGCATAAATACTGTTACACCCTCGTCATAACATGCAATAATTCCAGAGCCATCTTCTCCATGAGCAATTACATCATCAATAAAAGCTCCTGGATTAGCTCCAGCAAGCACAAGGCTAACCTCTCTGATTAATCCATGAATTACATCCGAACCTTTCTGCATTAACTGGTTTGCAAAGATTGACAGCGACCTTACATCTCCATGCTGTACTAATTCTTTTGCTGTCTTACCGTTTTCCGTATCATTGAATTCACAATACGCATACACGCCGTCTTTGCGATTTTCAAGATGTGCTAATCCAAGTACATCGTTCACATCATCGTGATTGTGATTCCAAACAAGCGGAACTGTTTGTCCATTCTGTGACTTGAAAGCATCTTTTTTAATCACACGACCATCGGTGCAAGTAAGATCATTTCGTGTGGCATAACCGCCAAAATCATACTTCATTTTGAATTTCTCCTCCTATTTTCTGATATAGTACGATAACGGATGAGATGTCTTTTTCGTAGAGCTTGACGATTTCTTTTTTGTGCTTGCTTTCTTATTTTCAGATTGAATTTTGTCAAACTCGTTCTGATAAGTTTGTTCATAAGATGAATCTAAATCAGCTTTAGCACTTTTGTATGCTTCTCGCACACGACTGACAGCCTCTTTAAGATCAGAACTAACTTTCGCTCTTTCTTCCTTTGCATTAGCTGTATTAGCCGCTTTATCTACCTTTGTCTGATTAGACACGATAGATTTTTTATTTGTCGCGTCGGCTCTCGTTTCAGCCTTATCCGTTTTCGCCTCATTACTTATTTTTGCTTTATCCGCTGTGGCAGCACTGCGAAGTTTAGCAATCTTTTTTGTCCTTTCGGCAACTCGCCTAGCCCTCTCCGTTTTAGATAAACCGGTAGGTATTTCGATTGCCATTAATCTTTCAATTTCAGCAGATTTTATAGAATCTATTTGTTTCTTTTGAGAACTTGCATTCTCATCTATCTTATCCAGATTAGAATCCTTATTATCATCTATACTCTGCTTCTTGTTTGAAGCTGACTGAGTCAGAATTTCATTCAGTTCTTTCAACCGAGATGTAATCTTTTCCCACGTTTCATCAGCTTTTGCTCTAAGTTCAGAAATCTTTTTATCTCTTGACTCCTGCTCAGATTGGACTTTGGAAGATTTCTCTTCTTTAATACTATTTTTTGTATACGCCCAAATTTTTTTGCCATCATCTGTCAACGTAGAAGTAGAACGTCCCTTTAACTCCCTAGTACGCATATAGTATTCGTGAGCTTTCTGCGGGTCATAATATTTTGATGCATAATGCATAAGAACGGCAGTTTTACTTTCATTCACTATGCATCACCGCCTTCTTCTGAATCCGGCAAATATTCACCGACAATACTATCAATTTCATCAGATAAACTATCCAACAAATCATTAACTAAATTATCGTATTCACTTGTATCTGGTGATGTATTATCACCAACTGTTTCCTGTGGAATATTAGTAGATTTAGATTCACTTAAATTGCTGTTACGTAATTCATCTGCTTTTGGATCATTAGAAGGTTTCCACCCAATAACCTGACGCATTTCATTTGATGATGCGACTTCATTTCTTGTGAACTTGTCCGTTATCTCAGCAATTTCACTTATCGGTACAAGTTTGAATGGGTCTCTAAAGAACTTAATTGATTTATTCTTTGTACGAGCGGTCTTTGTAAGGAACTTGCGTTTCATTTCATCAACAATCGCCGACAAAATTGGTTCTATTGTCCTATTGTAGTAATTAAGCATTGTCTTCTCGTCAGCTGTTCCATCTAATATGCTCTGAGTGATACCTAACTGGCTATATAGCATACTCGTCAAATATTCAATCTGCTTCATCAGATTATTCTCAACTGAACGATTTAACTGTGTAACATGCTCTGTTCCATCAATATACGCAATTCCGTACTTTGAGCCGGATAACTGTTCTTCTATATCTTTTCTTCGAAGTTCAGCCTGCTTTCTTCTTGCATCTGATTTGATAACATATGGCAACTGGATAATTAAATCCAATTTACCAGAACTGCTCTGTTCATCAACGGCATCCAAAAGATTTAACTTTCGAACCAATCTCTGCATTGTAGAATTGGGTTCATTGATGACGGCATAAAGCGGGTTTTCAATAATTGCTACGCTCCTCTTAGGCATAGTAATTGTCTGTTTTACACCTATTTGTTCGTTATATACTTCGAGTTTTACATGCTGTGGATACCAGTCAACTACTTTTCCTACTCGCATTGACGTTATATCAAATCCGTTAGATATATCGGGATCAATTGTAGTATCAACCGGCACTATCGCAACAACACCTTCATCCATCATCGACATAACAACATCCTGTATAAATGCCCTTCCCGTCTGGTCCAGATTTGCCTCTAATGATAAGCAATCATTAAGTCCAGATTTTATAACATTTAAAAACCGCCCTTCATCATCCAACTGAACATGCTGAATGTTAATGGCGGCTACATCTAAAGCTATTCGATTGTAAACAGAGGTCACGATAGAACGCTCATTTCCTCTTGTGAGTCTAAATCTGTCTGGTCGATATGCATATCCTCCACCTATACCATACTGATAATTGGCAGTGGGGGCTCGATTCAGAAATGCATTCCAGGCGTGTTTCAGTCTGGAGCCAACTGTTAATTCCATTTTGAATTTTTCCTCCTTATTCAAACATATCTCGATTGAGCTTATATGCGACATAGGCATCCATCATAGCTGCCACTGCATCAATTTTCTGATCATATCTTTTCTTTAACAATTTACGGTTTCCGTTAGTATCCTCTAAAGTAATACAGTTTCCCATAGTAAATGTCATAAGCTCTTCATCGAACAGAAGCATTCTATCTTCTGATAATTTCTTTAATTCTCCAAGCGGAACTGATTCTGTCTTAGCTCCCTGGATTACTTTTTCTACACCAAATACACCATTTTCCTGTGTCCAACGTTCCACAAAATCTTTTGCATTATATGGGTCGTACCCAAAACACCTTACATCGTAACCACTTTCAATAATGTGATTATCTAGGTCTTCATATACTTCCATCATATCCAGAACAGTTCCTTCCATAACAATAAGACTGCCTTCTTTGATGAACTCTTCATATTTCAATCTCATTGCAGGCTGTAATTTCATTAATGTCCTCTGTGTTATGTAATTTCGCGTCTTTACACCAAATGCGCCGTTCGATAATGGAAACAAAAATGTAAATGCACAGAAGTCATCTCCCTGCGATAGGTCACCACCCAAAGAGCAAGGCAACTGCCAGAAATCTCTTTTTCGATGCGGCAATGTTTCTTCATATGTGAAGTAATATGTATATCCTTCCATAGGTAGACCAAATCGTTTTGCGAGTATATCGTTTCTTGCCGCTGGAGCTTTTTCTGCTCTTTCAACATCAAGCTGATATGTTTCATAACTGACTGTTTTTCCTAAATTTGGATTGGCTTTCAACCACATATCTGGATTTGAAACTTCTTCGACAGAATCGAGTTTGTACCACCAGATAGAAACATGAGGGTTAATATATTCACCTTTTAGGATGTCCTGCAATTCCATTTTGATTGTATCGCCAGCTCCGTTACGTACTGTACCTTCAGAGCTAATGGCAACAATCAAATAATCGTCTACCTTTGATGCACCCTGTTCAATAGCACCAATAACATCTTCCCTAATATCTCCGGATAACCATTCATCAACAGTTGCAACCTTGAGCTGCAATCCCTGTAACTTGTCTATCCTCATCGGACGAATTTCCAGTAATGAACCTGTAAGAAAATTTTCTATTCCTTTCTTGGTCGATGCCAATTTAACTCTATTGGCTTTTGAACCGCTAGTATTCATTATTGAACCATCTGTAAGGAATTTATAGAATGGTCCTCTCGAACGAGTAATAGCTGTACGAATAGGTGACAGAACTTCTTCTGCCTGTTTCATTGTTGGTGCGGTTGTAATCTGGTGTGTTGTCGTGATATCGACATTAAGAAAATAGTTCTGTAAACAAGAACCATACATAGATTTAGCGGCACCTCGTGCTACTATGAGATACTGCTTGTTAATAAGTCTTTTTCGGATATGCTTTTTAACATAATGTCCGCCATGACCATCTTCCGACGGTTCGTAGACACTTCTTTCAACAAAATAATACCAACCAAAAATTTGTTCAGACCATACTTTAAATGAATCAAGAAGATTCAGATCAGAACCATCGGTAAGCGTTAATTCGTTTTCGCAGTATAGGATAAATCCCTCAACTGCTTTGTCATCGTAATAGACTCCAGGGTTTGCGATAAGGTCATCAATACGGTTCATCTCCATAGAGATTTCCTTATTCACTGGTATCTCGCCTCGAATAACGGCATCACGAAACATGCCGTAATATTTCGGGACGGCTGTGTTTGATAATGCCATATTGTGTCTTCCTTTCGATTAGTTAGTCATCGTCATCTTTATCATCGGGTGACACTTTCCAGAATTTTCCGATTTTTTTATTATCATTTGCCTGGAATATTTTTGCACTTTCTTCCTTTCCTACTGCCGAATCAAGAGCCTTTTTGGTTTGGTTCATGATAACACCAGTAACAACTGCTTTTGCTGCTTTCTTAGGTGCTTCTTTGATTGCTTCTTCTGCGCCCTCCTTAGCACCTTTTACAGCATTCTTAACATATTCCTTGCCTTTATCAGCTGCTTTCTGACTAAGATCTTTCATCTTCACTCCTCTAAACTTTGACATTGCCTGCCCAATTTTTTCAGGATTCTTATGAACATAATATGCTGCTGCCGCAATTGTTGCTGTGCTTACTGCCGCTACTGCAATCTTTTTCTTTGTATTCGGTGATACAGTTTTCTTTTCTCCGCTACCATCAGATTGCTTTTTCCTTCCAGCAGAAGTTAAAGAACCATCTTTGTTCTGATAACGACGCACTCCCCATTTCATTCCTTTAATTCCATGGTGTTCTAATTCATTATTCATTTTGATTATTCACCTCCTGGTTTTCAGCCATTGTTTTTAATCTCCACTCATATTCGTTTGCTTGAGTTTTATAGCATTCTAATACAGCAGAGCTCATTGGCGGATCGAATAGTAATCGAACTTTTAATACCATATAGGATTTTACAAGTTGATAAATTCCCATATCCTGTATAAAATCAGTCCATACTGCGGTTTTATCTTCGATCATAAATCCATTAGCCGGACCTACTCCAATCTGAGCCAAAATTGTAAACGCTGAATTAATGTGTGTAATGATATCCAAATCAAATGCATCATACTCATCTGGCAAGCCTAACATTTTTTTAATTGATACCAAAATACTATCGTTCATTCTCTCTGCTGCCATATAATCACTCCTTTTCAGGATAAGTAATCTGAATAAAATCAGCCATACAATAACCGTCTCCGTTTTCGGTATGAACAGCGTAAAATCCGTCAATAACTTCATTATTTACAAGTTCTACCATTGTACCAACAGGAATTATCGCTACAACATCTGATTCTTTGTTTGGTTCTTTTCGTATTCTCAGATATCCACAACTTTCAACAATGCCAAGAATTTTAACATCCTCATTCATTGTATTAGTATCTGCTGACTCTACTGATGACTTAGCGACAGATGTTGTCTGTAGTGACTGATTTTCTTTTCTTTCCTCACTCATAAGTAACCTCCTTCTAATGTCTCCATGGACACATATCATTTTTTCTTCTCTCTACAAATGCATGTGGTAATAAGCTCGAATCACCATAATGTATAGCATTGTGAGTATTCAATACTGTTGATATCAAATACTCCGGATTAAGTAAGTCATCATTTCTATTTATGATGTCCTCTGGTGTAATTGGATTCATATGATGAATAATGATATTTCCTTGAATTTCATATCCCTCACAAGCTAAATCGCATCCTTTATCTCTAACAATGATTTCATTTCTAAGTCTTTTCCACTCTTTTGAATTATAAAAAATTTGATTCAAATATCTGTCAAAACCAAATGTTTCTATTCCAACAGAACCATCTAATTTCAAATACTCAAACCTTTCTCGAAATGTTGATAAACGGATAAGCTCCGTATATGTTTTAATCATCCCACTCATATTCGTCGCTCTCCCTTTGTGTGTCCTGTCCGCTGTATCCTCTGAAAGCCTCAAGAGCATTCTTATAAGTTTGCTCCGCTTGTTCTGCTGATTGAATACTTTTTGTTTTAGCATCTATTAACGCTAAATCTTTTTCTGTTCTTTTTAATTCAAGCTCTGCCTGCTTTGTTCCGAGCTTTAAATAATGAACAATTATCTGCGATGGTGCCTTCCCAGACCTCATTAAATCCTCAGCACAATCAGTTGCAAGAGAAATCATTTGTTTCTGTCTTGCTTCTGGTGTAATTGCTGGTCGCATTCGCTGACTGGCAGTATCAGAAGATGAGTCTGGCTTAACTTTCCTCATAGTTACCGCCTCCTTTTAAGTAATTTCTGCACACTTTATATAAAGTTTCAGCAGGGTTTTAAAGAGCTTACAGAGACTATTACACCACTCTTGTATATGAAAGGAGACAACCTTTAAAGATGAGCCAGCCACCGCTCAGTAATAATCCTATAAACTCTTTAAAACCCTGCTGATATGTAAGAACATTTTTCAAAAATCTCCCTCTGGGGAAAAAATAAAGACCGCCGCGATATGGATGGGGGTATGTTTTTCAGACACCCCCCCCTATACCCACTAAGCAGTCTGTGTAATTTTTAGTGTTTTCTTCACTTTCTTGTATATGTTTCTAAAATCATATTTGATGATTTCATCTATCGCTCTTTCAATCTCTTTGTCATTCTCTTCATCCGATAGCTCATCCGATGTCCTTGCGATGCGACCAAGATACGATGTCGAGTGATAGCCTTTCTCCTCGTCATATAGCATCCATTCGGTGAACTGGTCGAATGGATCATAAGGGTTGTCAATTGTAGTCAATGCACACTTAGTTACATCCATTCTCTATGTTCACTCCTTTCCATTCAGATACTTAGATACAGTTGAAGTAGATACTCCTAAAGCTTCAGCTATTTCAGATGTACTGTAACCAGATGCAGAAAGAGCTGATATTCTATTCTGCTTAGCTGTACTAAGCGATGTTGTGGCACGAGGAGTAGCCTTTTGTCTGACAACATCAATATTAGTATTGTTTAGTATCTGTGTTAGCTTGTTCTCACTGATAGCACCAGCCTGTATAGCCTCCCATTCCTTATCAGTTATATCTATAGAAGTTCTCTTAGCTCCTACAGAATTACGGGCTTTCGAAAGAGCCTGCTGACTTGCCTTCTTAATTTCAGCCTTTGTCATATCTGGGTTATCTCTTTTCTTAGATTGAACCTCGGCATTCGCAATAGTCTGGGCTTGTCTTTCACGGGGGGCATTCATCAAAGCAACATTTAATTTTCCCATAAGGGAGTCTACTTCAGACTGATAAGTTGCTTTTGCAGAAGCAGAATAGGCAATCTTTCCAGTATTAACCATTTCCCTTCTTGCCTGATTTGCTAAAGATTTCATAGAATTTGCATATTTTGCATATGCTTCTTCCTGTGGAGTACCAGATGATAATTCTCTGGCATCCTTAACTTCAGCCATCTTTGTACTCTTCTGAGTACGAATTTTTATTTTTCCATCTTTGTCAGTATATGTTTCTTTAACTTCTTTGTAGCTGAGAGAACCATCCTCATTGATGGTCGGACTTCCTTTTCTCTTTAATACAGAAGTTTCAGATTTTGCTCTTGAAATAAGAGTAGACGCACCTTCATGATAGTGACCATTTGAATCTGTTGTACCTTGGTACTTCTTCTTCAAAGTTGCAATGTCATTATCAATTTCACTCTGCTTATAATCAAGCTTATGTTTTTGAGCATCAATAACGACCATACTATGACGAACAGCTTTTGCTAATTCTGGTTCAGTAGCACCTTTCAAAGTCATATCTGTAATAAGGTTAGAAATCTTACCCATTTCTGTCTGAGTATTTGTCATCCTCTGGTATGTTCTACCATTTCTGGTGTAATACTCTTTTCCTTTAGAATCTACTTTTACAGGCTTGCTAGAATCTGGACCATATGCGTCCTTAGTATCAAAGTCTTCTAATCCTTTTAAAGAATGTGTAGAAGTAATCTTTACCTTACTCTTTGAGGAATTACAAGGTATTACCATTACGGTATCGCCATCAAAGTCTGCTCCGGATAATCTATCTGCATTCTTTTTATTAATACCAATGGCATCAGCAGGTGTATTGCCAAGGACTCTCTTTCCCTCAACTAACTTATTGTTTACTTTTAAAATTGGTATCTCAAAAGTTCCTCCATGAGGGTAACGAATTAATGCAACTGTTTCACCATCTTTATAGTTAGGTGCATACACCTCGTTATCTTTAATTGTTGTCAAAGGAAGTATTACCTGATATTTCTGTCTTGGCAATGCCGCTGCCTGTAAATGTACAGCCGCTGAATCACAATCATCAGCGAAAGATTTCAATAAAGTTTTCTTTACTGTAGGATTAGTTAATGAACAAATCTCATCAAACTCAGATTGCTTATCTGCTGTCGCAAGACCTAACTGTTTTTTAATAAGAGATAAACTCTGTTTTGATAAGAACTGAGATGGAAGTGTTTTACTCCATTCTCCCCAATCTCCCTCTTCGGCTCTCTTATTGATTAAAGACAAGCTCTGTTTTTTCCCAGTTACAGGGTCTATATACTTTCCTTTGGGGTCATCATAATAACTTTGACCGCCATGTTCCTTTATTAAAGAACCAAAAGGATTATCAGGGTCATTTTTAATATCCTTAAGTACTTCCATTTTAGGAACTGACTTTGATTTATTGGTATTGAAAATAACATCAACGCCATCTGGCATATCATCAGAATAGACAGCCATTCCTTTTAGATATTTCTTTCCGTCTACCATTATTCGAACCTGTGCATAATGAGAATCTCCTAATGATAAATCCTGAACTCCTCTACGAAGTTCTATAACGCCATCTTTGTTAATGCCACCATCTTCTTTGTATCTGATAGCAAGTCGATTGGAGTCCATACTAGAAGGATATTCAAAACCTTTTCTAAAAGATTCGCCTCCATCATAAGATATGTAGTCCTTTACAGAGTGTACATCCTCATAATTGTAAATATCCTTATGCTCTGTTCCAGGCGGACAGATTACTTTTATGTTTGTCTGTTTTCCAGGATTAGTAACCTGTGGAACGCCGCCTCCATAAATCGGATAACCTTCCATTTCCAAAATATAAAGAGCCTGGTTAAGTTTCTCTTTCGATACTCCAAGTTCTCTTTCAACTCCGGTACCGACATCAATCATACCTTTTTCATCAATAAGTTTTCTAAGAACATCAGCAGTGGCTTTCGCCTGGTTCATTCTGGCTTCTGAATTTTCATTCAATAAAGACCTTACAGATGAGTCATTTGCAAATCCCATCTTGTCAGCGATTTCATTCAAACTGTAACCTTTTTCTCTAAGGTCTTTGGCTGTTGCAACCTGCACTGCTCTTCTTTCATCTTTAGCAAGACTCATTTGTGTTCTAAGCTGAGTTGTTGTAAGCCCCATAGTCTTAGCAATATCTGTTTCACTCATACCAGACTTTTTCAAAGACTGCACACGACTCAGAAAGTCTCCACTATGCTGATAAGGGTTATCTCCAGAACCCCATGGATATCGACCAGATCTTCTGGCAACACCGTAATGCATAAGCATATCATCTGAAATTTGAGATAATACTTTAGCTATTCGATTCATCGATTAACCCTCCTGTTCTTTTATTTTTCTTATAACCTTATCGAAGGTAATAATTTTATCCATAATTGGAATGATATCTTCTGCTGTTGGATTATGATACAGAACTTCGTTGTTCTGATAGATTCTTAATTCCATATCAATATCAGCAGGTTTTACTTTATATTCCAAACAAAAAAGAGCGGCATAAATCATAAGCTGCTCCATGTGTGCTGGAATTACGCCTGTCTTCAAATCATGAATTCTAAGTAATCCAGACCTGTATGAAATTGAGTCTGCTGTTCCAAAACAGTTTTCAGAATAAAATAATGTCTGCTCAGGTGTCATCTTATAACCAATGGCATCATTAACATACATATTCAAAGTCTTTTGTGATTTTGGTAATTTCTGTCCCAAAGAAATACACTGTGCAGCAAATGCATGCAGTACAGTCCCTTTCTGAGTAGCAAGAAATTTTGAATAGGCATCGGCAACTTTATCTTCGCTGTAATTAATCCAATGATATTTACTAGCTCCTAAGAAAGCGTGTTGCCCCTCAAGATTGGAATGATTGTTGAAGTTCATATAGCACTTCCTCCTTGTTCTCTGGACAAATAAAACGAGAAAAAGACATCCTGTTCATTTGATCCACATAATATTCTTGATTAGGCTGTTTATTAGCCGACGCGCTTTTTTTACATTCCAAAGAAGCCCACTTATCATTATAAAGAATTAGCAGGTCTGGAATACCTTGAATATAACTCGCATCATTCTTCATAACGATGCATCCAGGAAAAAGTTTTTTAAGCTCTTTAATTAAATTAGCCTGGAATTTGTTTTCTAACATTTTGTAAGCTCCTTTCACAAATATCAAAAGAGAAAGTGAATGCTGTTAAAAACGCATATTTTACCTCTCTCCTCATAAAAGAGAATGTATTTTTCGCGCGCAAAAAAAAAGAGCATAAAAAAACAGAGACACAATTAAGCATCTCTGTCTCCAAAAATATATTTAGCTGTTATTTCTCAGATACCTTATCAGTATCCATATCAACCAAAGACCTCCTGTGCAAATTGTCAACACCAAATCCAAAATTAATCCAGCGGTACTACGCTTCTTTTTATTCTTGCTCATCGTTAAAATCTCCTTTCTTAAATATGTGACCGATTGTGTTTCTTGCCTTATCAGTTACTTCTGAAACTTTTTCTTTTCTGTGGTCTCTACGTTCCTGTTTCTCTATTGCTTTCTGTTCTTTAAGTTCAGCTTTGGCTTTTTCTTCATCTTCAAAAATTTTTATACTAGCATCAATCACTTCTTGAGTTATGTATCTAACTTTTATGATACTTTCAAGTTCAACTCTTTTTCCTTGTTTAGGACTTGTTCCTACAACTTGATTATTAATGCAGTCTTTATATTTTGAATTTGCGTCCTTTAATTGTAAGGGAACTGTCGCCGTTATAAATTTTTTATCTTCTAATAACGATACAACAGTCTCTACATCCAAAGGAAAATCTGGCTGACACATATCCGGAATTGTTATTTTACCATCTTTACTATTCTTTATTTGATAGTCAAGTTTATTAACTATAGCATTTACAAATTCTTTAATGTAAGGCTGAATTAGATTACTGAATATTATTCCGCCAACAGCACCTATTGCTCCTCCAGCTTCTATTTTTTTCTTACCGCCGACTTGTTTGTTATTTTTATTATCCATAACACTTGCTCCTCCATATATCCAGAATATCAATATGGAAACGCAAAATAAAAAGTGCGCCCCATTTGAGAGACGCACCGAAAAAGGCATCTCCCATTGTTGCCACACAATCTTGCTTTTCGTCTAAGGGTACAAGTAAAGAGAGATTACACTTTTTACCAAAGTCATTCCCTTAAACGTTTAGCAATATATGATTGTGTGGCTCTTAAATTATACCATAGCCGAAACTAAATTTAAAGTCGCTCCTTGAGCTGGAACTACCTTCTTGGTCAAAAACCCAAAAATTTTTGCTAATTATATATATTTATTAAACTTTTTCTTCGCATTAAAGTTGAAAAAAAAGTGGGTTTTTGACCAAAGTTGGATATCCAAGAACTCGGAACCCGCATAAATACTGGGTTTACAGGCATTCGGTCTATGGACAAAAACGTTTTAAAAAGTGGGCAGAAAACCCAAATTTTTGACCAAAGTTGGATATCCACTAAATATTTTTCGCACTTTTGCCCAAATTTTTCAGTCTCTACCCGTTTTTATTTTCCCAAAAGTGGGCAGAAAATGACCAAAAATGATTAAATGGATATCCACGAATTTAGCCAATTTTTATCAATTTACCCAGTATGTCTCAGCAAATTATGTTGCATTCTTAGTCCTCTTCTCAGAATTTCAGCCTTTGGCATACCATATTCAGTCGATAATTCATCCAAAATAGACTCCTCACAGTCTGACAAACGCAATCTATACTGCTTATTTTTCACTTCTCCGTCGTCTCTAGGCGGTCTTCCACGCTTATTCACCTGTAAATTCACCTCCAAATCTTAAAAATTTCTTCTGTGATACGGCATATTTCTGCGGAATATTGGAATATATGTATACTCTGCACGAACGTAAAAGTCCCTATAACAGCGATAATCTGTCACCTTTATAGGCTTTCCAGGCTCGATAACCTTAGATAATCTTCCGAAAAGTTCCCTCATTCGTTCGGCAAATTTCCTCATGGCTTCCTTAACTCTTTCCCACACATCACATAATGTCTGTAAAATATCATCATATTCCATACCGTTACCTCCAAATTTTACCTGTTTTACAGTCTTTTATAGCAATTCTTCCTTCAATATGAAATCCAGCCAACTCACATATAGTAAATATAGTATTTAAAAGCTTGTGAAAACGTTCTTCATCTTCTGGTGATACCTTGGTTTCCACCTGTGCTTTCTCTACATTATTTATTGCACTATACGCAGTTGGGTCCGGATAACCTTCTGGATTTCTGTAACCGAACCCACTAATCATATACATTTACTTCTCCTTAGCCTATTATTTCTTGTCCTTCTTTTCTTTGTCCGACACATTCATGAGGTTCTCAAAATTGATGTTTGAACCTCTTTCGATCATAGCTTTCGCGATTTTACCAAGCGTCTCCATCTTTGACTCATACTCAAAACTTTCTAAAATTCTAGTTGTAAGTGTGTATACCAAAATAAACACCACAAACAACAGTATTAAAATAGGTAGTAACTCGTTAATTGTCATCTTTCATTTCCTCCGTTTTCTTATCGATTAAATTTTTCCATTTACACTTCTTGTTTGTGCCATCGCCATGAATATCATAACAATCCTCAATATTACAGCCGATGCATTCGTCGATTTCGCCACATTCATTTCTACTTGGCTCGAAGAATATATAATGAATAAAATTCCACCATATTATCAATCCAATGCTGAATGACGGTATTACTACAAATACAATAAGCAGTGCTGTACAAACACTAAAAATTTTTGCTAGCATTCCGCATCCCCCTGTTGAACATTTTTTCTATGTAATGAATTTAGGAACTCTTTTACAGCCTCTTCTGAGTTGTTATCAATAACGACTGTTGTGTTTACTGGCTGTACACTTTTGGCAATACTCTTCAAACTCGCATCTATAGACTTTAGAGTTTTTAAAATATCAGTATCATACTTATCATGTGTCATATTGTTTCGTTCTCCTTTCCGTTATGCCATAATTTCTTATCTGATAAATCCCACTCAAGAGTTGCTCCGCATAATGGACACTTTTCATCAATCTTCTTAGCTGAGTGCTGTACCTCTCGCCCGCAAACGCAATATCCATAAATTACAGAACTGACATGAGACTTCCAGTAGTCTTTTACTATAACTGTCAAAATATCACTCCTTACCCATAAGACTTCCTCTATATTTCATAAAATCGTCAAGTTCTTTTTCTGTAGCTTTCCGCTTATTACATCCATCTACGCAAGTATCACAGGAAATCCAACTTGTAAGCATAGCCATATCGCATCCATCACACGGATCTGGCTTCTTATGAAATATCTTTCTTAACCACTTCGGCATTATACTTATCATTCCACGCCTCCAGTAATCAGCTCAGAATACGGAAGCTCTTCAATCCACTTGCAGAAGTTCCTCCATTCGTCCAGCTTATGATTCTTACGAGATTTATAAATATTTACCAGCACCTCATAATTCATCATAACGTTGCGCGTCTGGTTATAACTGCTCGGAAGAAGCTGAATTATCTGCCACCAAATATCCTTGTCATGATTCTCTAAAAAGCTCTGTCTGAAAAGATTCAAATACCCAATAGTTGTTTCAAGGCATGTTTCAGAAGCAATGTCCATATGTTCGTGAGAGAAATCCTCCAGTTTAAATTCCTTAGCTTGGATTTTATGCATGGTACTACAACTGTTAGCAACAGTACCAACTTTGTATGTATCAAATTCTTTCCACCAATATAAAGGTGCAGTAATTCTAACATACACAGGCATCATTCGCATAAATTTTCTGTGTTCTGTGCCTGCATAGGAGAGACACTGCATGAGTGAGTGGTCATTTTTGCCCAATTTAAACCACTCAGCTAAATCGGTCTCATCAATTTCACATCCCAAATACTCACTATCACTCTTCTCCCACGAATTCATAGGATTACGCATACCTTCAATAATAAACTCCATCTGCTCCGGACTCGCCAGAACTACGTGTTCTAATTTAATCATTCACAATACCCTCCAAGTTCAATCTCTACAAGTCTGCCTGCTTCAATTTCTGCGATTTCCACTTCGATGTCTGATATATCTGCAACAACAGACATCTGACCTCTTGCAATTTCTTTTTCGTAGAGTTTTTTAGTTATTAATTCTTTAGCGGCTTCTGCATCATCTTTTTTCGCATAGATACCGAATATATTTTCGATATGTCCGTATCCGTAATAATAGGTATTTCCATGAACTACGTATAACATCATTTTGTAGCCTCCAATTCTATTTTTTCGTTACACTGTGGACAAGTTATATACTTGCTTTCTGTAGCTACTAAAGGATGCAAATTATGTGGGTGCCCGATTTCTATATCTTCTTTTTCATAACTGAATAAACACCCACACGAGTTGCAACTGATTTTCTCTTTGGTTCCGGGTTTAATAATTTCAATCATTTACGCTTCCTCCAATTCTCCAAAATATTTTTCATATGCTTCTAAATCATAATGCATAAGATATTTCTTAGCTTCTTCCTCAGACAATGCGACTGCACAATTTTTATAATCTGTTTCATATGTCAAAAGCCAATGATTTTTTAAACTTTTGAATATCTTTACATTTTTTCCACTATATCTGAGAGTCATATTAAGCATCGTTCCGGTATATTTATATTCACATTTTGTTGATATCAACTCCATTTTGGTAGTATCGTATTTAAGGCTGTTAATTACAAATATCATTTTATTACCTCCTCGCTTTCAAATTTTTCATATCGCTTACTTTACCACTTTCTTTCACAATTCCACGAAATTCAACCACTTCTTCGGAGAGGCTGACAAAATATCTTTTTCCTTGATATTCCACAATATCTCCGAAGTAGTTGATATCCATTTCTGGTCGTGAAGCATATGCAAGAACATTAATTTTTGTTGTTCGATTCATTATCTTTTCCTTTCTCTATCCATCTTCACATCAATTGCTTTCTGCATATCTTCTGGTGAGATATTAAAAATGGACTCCAGAAGTTTCAAGCAAATATAAGCATCTGCCATCTCTTCTATGAGTCCAATTCTGTCACCATAACCTCTAATTTGTTTGCTAACCTGCTGTGTGAGTTCTGCAAATTCCTCCATAGCAATAGTGCAATTCAATTTCCAAGGTCTCTTATTTATGCTATTTCGTATAGCTCGCCTTCTCTCTTTATCAGAAAGTTCAATATTACTATTTAAACCTTGAATAAATCTAGTTCTATTCATTCTCCAGCTCCTCTCTGAACATTAGCTTTCTTTAATTGCTCCGCAGCCTCTTTTCTTGCGTCATATTTGAAAATATCAATCTCTTCAAACTTATTATCTTTCTCTGCAAAGAAGCGGTTAATCTTAACCTTTTCTCCATTTGGAGTAATCACATAGAATACGCCAACGGTATCAAAGTCCCCATTTTCTGTGTCATATAAGAAATCCTCACAATATACATAGAATGGTTTTGTTGACGGCATATATGGCATAGTGATAGGAAACATCTCGTCCATAATCTTATCAATTAATCCGCTATGATAAGTATTGTTCGGGTTATTGATACTCACACATACAGCTCTTGCTACATCGTTGTAACTAATTAAGCCATCTTCTTTGATATGCTTAAACAAAGAACTCATTCGTTTGCACTGAATTGATTTCTCTCCATTTTTCTCAAAACTAGCACCGGCATCCCAAATATCATCAGTATCTACAATTGGTGTTAATGGCTTTCCTGCAATTAAGCGGTTAAGAATATTTCTAGTAATTCCAATACTCATACCACTATGTTCATCCTCCATAAGACTGTCAAATGCCTTTAATGCACTTCTGTAGCAAGCACATCCATCGCCATCATCACCAGATTTCTCATGTTCGCAAGCCAGCTCCACCTCATTTTCAGCCCATAAATCCATAGAGGTCTTTTCTCTGCAAGAATATAAAGACACATTCCTGTCATCGATATAAATATTTGCAAATATCTTTCTGGTATCTCCACCAAACTCAGTAATAATTTCTGGAAGATTCTCATTAACAGCGTCAAAGACAAGCCCTTTCTCTGAACACCAGTCAACAGCCGCCTTTGTCTGTTTCTCGTTTCTACAAGTCCAAAGAATAACCTTATCACCATTTAACTGACAATTCATAAGGAAATCAATAAGTTCCATATTTGGCTCGCCGATATCAGGGTATTTGTTCTCACATAAAGTTCCATCAAAATCTACTGCAATAATATTATTTTCCATTGTATTCGTCTCCTTTAAATAAAAATAACCCACAAGCCTATAAAAGACTCATGGGGTCACATATACTATATTTTTTTCTATTCTAATCTTTCAATATCTTCATATTTGATTTCTACTGTATCCCAATCCTGACCAGGTAAATCCACATCAGCAATATATGCGACACCTTCTTCTAGGATTTCAACAATCGAAGCTTTTCTTCCATCTTTTAATATAACCCTATCATACAGATTTATTTTCATTCTGAAGCCTCCTTCTTTGTAACATATGCACTTGTTAATTTAATACCGTCATTACCGTCATCTATCCAAGCTGTAAGAACATTTGCTTCTTTTTCATTAGGACCTTTTAATTTCATGATTTGTTGGTACCTCATTCCGTATCCGCCATCGCCACGCTCTTCTAATTTAGTAACATCAAAATGTTCATTGATACTATTAATTAACTCGTCAGCGTTATCTTTCGTATATCCCAATGCCGACTTAAACGCTCTTGCTTTATTCGGTGCTTTATCTGGATTAAGTGCATATTCTGTAAATTTTTCTCTAGGTATTTTTGTTGTTTTTATTGTACCATGTTTCTGCACAGTTGCAACTCGTCCGTTATCTTTTATAGGATATGGCGGACCATTTCTAACACCCCACTTCATTCCTTTTACACCACTATGCTCAACTTCCAAACTATCCAGTCTATTCTTTATCTTATCAAGAATATCCTCAACAGTTTCTCTGGTTCTAGGCGCAAGTTTCATGAATTCAGAATGTTCGGCGTACCAGTTAAATATTTCATACAAATTTCCTTTAGCCCAACTAAAAGCCCACCAATCACAAATCATCTCCACAATATAATCGTATGGCATTTCAAGAATAGTCTCTAATTCTCCATTTTCCATATCGTCATGAATAAGTATCCAATACTGCCAGTGATGTGGGTTTCTATGAATATGTATCAGCCATGCTTTTTCATAATCCTGGACGACTTTATAAGACCTGTTATTTCCATAGAAATATTCATCGTATGCATTATACTCGTCTTCTTCATCCTTCGACTTATCGTGAGCAAACTCAATCTGCCAGGCTGCATCTGAAATATTATTCGTAACATCTGGTAAATTTTCACATAGCCAGTCAAATCCTCTTTTAACATTAGCCCTGTGATTTGCTAAATATTGGTCATACTGGAAACTCATTTCTTCACCGCCTTTTTCGTGATTAACTTTACAAACAGTTCCTTGGCTTCTGGACCATCGATCGCATTAACAATATCAACAGATTTATTCGGCAACTGTCTTCCAACACACAGTACACCTTTATTGGTCTTATCATCATAATCAATACTTACTAAAACTGTATCTCTCATTGAGTATCCTCCTTTCGGTACTTACTATAGTTAAAACAAGTTAAACACCTCGGGCATGATGAGCCTATACGCAGCACACCTTCATTTTTCCTACTGCATTCGTCATAAAAAATACTTGAATCATACATTTTATCTGGTGTTGTTATAGCTACATGTGTATATCCTTCTTGTTTTCGTTTTTCTAAATATGCAATTACCTTTTCTATTTCTGTACCTTTATTCATTCTTCTCCTTCCAATTTACAGGTCTTTCTGATTGAGTATTGCAGCCATGATCTAAACACTCACAACAAGGGTCACATTTCTCGTCCAAGTCTTTATGCTCACAGGTCTTGCAATATTTTTCAAAATCAACTTCAAAATATAAATTCTCCATAAAGCGCCTATCCTTTATATGGTATCTGTTCTACATCTCCGCCAGGAGTAGTGACTGATTGCATAAGCTGTCCGGTTGCTTCGTCGAAATATATATTGTCCATAGCGTTGTTCCATTCATCAAACTGCTCGGAAATATCAAACCCTTTTGTTCGTCTGAGATTGATAAGTTCATCGTGAACAACCCTTCTCCAAGCTCTGGCAATTTCCTTTCTACTCTGTGAAAGAATACTATACAATCCGTGCTCATTTACAAAACTTACAGATCTTCTCTGACCTGCAACTACCATTGGTAGGTTCAGCTTTTCATCAGCCTCACACATATCAAGCATTCGCCACGTATTTCCGTAACTATACTCGATAATATTTGCTATATCTGCTGCCTTGAACAATGGTTCATCCAAATCACCATATACATCAAGAACACTACTACCTAATCGTATCTGTCCTACTACCTTTACTGAATTGTTTACCATTTTACGTATCTCCTTTCATTAAACGTCTTTTTCTCTTTTAATGCTCTGGCTATGGCTGTATCAATTCCAGAGCGAGATTTCAAGTGATAATAATATAAGTCTTTAAATGGTGTATTCATTCTGTCAATCCTTCCTGCTGATTGAGCCATTATTTTGTAAGAATAATTTTGTGAGAAGAATATAATTGTATCCGTTGTAATGCAGTTCCATCCCTCTGCTCCAGCATTGTATTGAACAAGATAAGCCCATTTATCACTTGTCGGAACTGGTTGATGCTTATGACCGTTCCATTCTGCAACTTCATATTCTGTTAGAATATTTTTCAATAGCTCCAACTCATAATCAAAGTTGTAAAATATAATAGCTTTCGAATGCTTCTCCATAACCTCAAGCAACGCCACTTGTCTTGATTCATCCATATTTACAAGCTTCCGCCATACATAGCAAAGACCTGCTGCATTCTGGAGGGGTTCATTTTTATATGGGTCCCATCGATTTTTAGTTACTTCCTTATATTTAATGGAGTCATATCCAACATAAATATCTTCGTGGTGAGATACCGTTTCTCGTTTGAAATCCATATTAACAAGAATTTTATTCCGAAGCCTGGTTAAACGTTCTGTATTAAGATACCTGTCAATCTTCGGAAACTTGCTAAATCTGCTATAAACAATATGTTCTCTTGTAAATTCACTTCGATTTTTATAGAATCCATTCGCAACAAAAACCGGTATATAATCTTGCCAAGTGTCCCCGGGTGTAGCAGATAACAAAATCCACTCGTTACTTTTCGCAATCTTCAAGAATGCCTTTACCCATGTTCCGCTTCCAACGACTCTTTGTTCATCAAATATAAAGAAAGCGTCTTTTACATCTGAATACTTCTTCACATTATTCCATGAATCCACAATCACTTTGTTAGAATATAAATTCACATCATCATGTGTAGACAATAAAAATGGTGCTAATTCCCCATCCCATTCACAAGTATCACGCTTTCTGGCGGTCGTTATAATGTACAAATCTTTAGGTGGGTCATCCATTGGTTCATAAATATCAGTCCCAATAATTCCACCATTTCGCACATAGTAATAAGCTATTGAAGTTAAGGATTTTCCACTTCCAACACCACCACATAAAATGCAACCTGTTTTCATCCTTTTTATTGCATCTAATTGATAGTTTCTTAATGTAACACCTGCCATTTATTTACCCTCAATGACAAAACCATCCTCAACTTCAACTTCGTATCCAGCACCTATGAGATTTGCTTTAGGTCCGCACAGAAGCAATTTTGTACCGATTTCTTCATCTGATAATTTCTGATATTCAGAATAATATCGTATTATGGAATCCTGCACAGGTTTCGTTACACAAATCTTTGTGCAATCAAATGTGCTCTTTTCTGTAACTTCTATATTGCATATCTCGGCTACATAACCATAAAAAGCTACCAGTCCCTGCTCGCACTTTTTCTGAGAAATTGAATATTTCTTTTTCATATGGTGTCATCCTTTCTTTGTTATTAAAATCTTCTAATCACCCAAATATTCGAAAAGTACATAGGTGTATACCAGTATTTGCTCTTATCGTCATCCGTGGTCATCGGATCTGTTATAGAATTTCCAACTTTTATATAACCAGCTACACCAAGTAAAGAAATTTGTATATAGCACATAAGAGCAACTGTTTCATCAATATCCTGTCCGACAACTAGTAAATGTCTTTGAAAGTTCATCGATGGCATTGCTTTTTCCATCTTTCTTTTAATAGTATTAATAGCAGCTATAAGGGTTGCTCCTGCTCCACAGCATTCATCGGCAAGAGAAATATAACCTTGCTTTTCCAACTTATCTTGAAGATTATTATCTAAATCGCTAGTAACAACATCTGCCATCAACTGACAAACTGAATATGGTGTGAAGAACTGACCGGCTGAATTGTTACCAAGTCCTAAATCCATAAACATTTTCCCTAAGAAATCCTGTTCTGGATTAGCATCCAAAGCCATCGTTGTATATGCAGCCAGTTTAGGAAATATCATCTGTTCGTCCTTACTGTATTTATGAATGATACTCAAATATCTTTCCTCTCTGTCTTTGTAATGAAATTTATCAAGAGGATTTGATATTGCACACGCAAACATAACCACAAAATCTCTCCAAACATCAAATGGTCTATGAGTCCTCGTCAGTTTATTAAACTCATTCAGAAAGTCTTTTGAATATGTCCCAACCGGCATTTTTTCTGTTTTTATTTCTACTTTTTGTTTGGGTTCAACCGTTTTCTTCTTATCAATGTTTGATAAATCAATTGTCGGTTCCCATTTCTTTGTCACTTTCTTAACCGGTGGCTTCGGTTTGTTAAATGACTTTTTCTTAAAGAACATATGTGTCTCCTTTCAAATATAAATGGGTGCCAACCATAATTAGCTGACACCCGCAGATTTTAATGGAATGGAACCTCGTCCTCTACCGGAGCTTCTTCTCTTGCATATTTTTCAGCAAACTCATCCTCTTCGATAGTTACATACATCGTCTTAACATATGCCTTAATTCCAGTCTTTCCATTTACTTCCCAGGAATATGGTCTAATTACCAAATCAACATTACTGATTTCAGCGAAATCTAATGTGCTGATAGAATCCTCATCTAATTCAGTAGTTGTTCTTCTAGTAACCATATAAATCTTTGGTGGAATGTTCTTGTAACTTACAGCGACCTGAATATAATGCTTTGGCTCATCTCCCTCATCTCTAGGCTCAAGAATTCTTACATTCCATCCATCATTTGATAACTGCTCAACATCCATGTCATCTTCGATAAGTACGCAGAAGTTTCTGTCTCCAGCACGATTGTACTTAGACTCTTCCCCTCTGAAGTTTCTAAACATAATGTGAGCCCCTTCAATTTTAATGTTTCCTACTGCTTTATTAGCCATGATAAAAATCTCCTTTAATTGTTATTTAGTTTCTACAGGTGGATTCATCACCTGACTTGAAATCACTTCTGAAATATCATAATTTTTTTCACAATCCATATGATATGCGTCATCATTGAAGTGCGGACAGTCAAAGCAAGTTGCGTATTTAGCATCTCCGCAAGGCATAAGCTTTGGTGTATTCTGCTTCTTCTCCGTTATAAATGGGTCATCCGACACAAACATTTCAAAATCACCATATTGAGAAATAGTATCTACTGCCTCATTCACAAGTTTGTCATAGTAAGACCTGTCAATGTCATCAACTTTATCAAGTTCTCTGACCATCTCAGATTCCAGCCATCTATATCCCTTTGTACCTGTTGCGGCATAATATTTACCGTCTTTCTCACGCATAAGTAATCCACCACCGCATCCGTCTTTAATCGGACAGAACTGTCCAACTTTTCCGATAAATCGATAATTGTGTCCCTCTGCAATAAGCGGATTTAATTTCTGGCAGGTGCTTTCAAATGTTGTATCTGATAGCAGCCCTTTCTTGAAATCGCTTTCAGCTTTACTAAATTCTTTTTCATATTGAGACACATCCGGTAAGTCCTCATTTAAGTCCAAATATAAAGAACCGCTTACAGACTTCGTTTCACACATATCCTCGAATTTAATATCCTCTTTACTAAAGAGACACTTAAATACATAAGGAATCTGAAACTGAGTTCCTGTAGCGGTCCATGTTCCTGGTTTTTCCGGATCATCGTCAGCCAATTTTGCAACATATACAGCATTGTTGACCAAGCAAATCCTGTCAAATATATGCTCTACCTCGAAATCATATCCGTGACGTTTGCCATACTTACAAATGAAATCAAGAATATAATCATCCGGATTTTCAATCTTAATAGAGTCCGTCTTAATGTGAATTACTTTGTATCCCTGTGTTTCAACTTCATGTCTAAGGTCAATCATAAACAAAGCTCCTCGCTTTGCTACAATATTATCCTTATTCCTTGAGTCTCTGAAGGCATTCATAAATCCTGCGGCTGTTAATCCGTACACAGAATTAATCGCAATCTTCAATGCTTGAGCCAGTGCCTTTGCCTTACCTGTATCATCAAGATATTTGGCTAATGCACCTTCAAACATATCTCGTACCATATCGAAATCACCATGCTTAATATAGATACGAATGTCCAAAATATCTTTGAACCTCTTTGTGAAATCTGGTCCAAATAAGCACTCTGATATAGCTGAGTTAGGATGCATCGAACCAACATCTTCTGTTTCTGAACGTCCGTACATTCCAGGAGCCGCCCATACTTCTCCGCCTTCTCCAACTTCCTCACCTCTGTAAAGGGATTTTCCGTTCTCGAATCTATAGTCTGGGAAATATGGTAATAAACTATCACCTTTGGGTCCGTGGAATGGCTCAGCCATCATCTCCGGTTTTGCCTCTTTTAAGAATGCTAACACATCATCTGGTAATTCCGTAACCGGCTCAGACAAATCTCTATACATAAATTCACTCTGAGGATTACGGTTCTTTCCAAATATAAATTTTGTAGTCAAACTATTGGTAGTATCATTTACTGAACCATTAGCTAACTCTGCCAAAATCTCTCTGGCAACGAAATCACCAAGATTTGCTTTGTATGTAGCCTCTGTGGCGATAACATCATCATCACAATATTCAGCTACTTTTGTCCAAAGTTCTTCTGGAACAGGCTGGTCCCAAGGAAGTCCAAGCTCGTGATGCTTTATCTTTTTACATAATGCTCTGACTTCATCGTCCATCTTCGAATGCGGATCATTAGCCATGTTACTCAGCTCAATTTCCCACTTCTTAAGAGATTGCTTCTTTGAACAGAAATCATATACATCTGTGAATGAAATATTGTAGGCTTCTCCGAAGAAACAATTTGGACTGTTATTAATAATCTTTTGTGATAAGTTAAACAGTTGTTCGTTTGTATATCCCATCAATCTGGCGTACATAATATGATTATCATATCGTCGACAGTTAAATCCGACCAATCTAAGCTGTATTAATTCCTCAATTTCGCTTGGGGTCGGATTAATCATTCTAACAACAGGCTTTCCCTCGCCCTCGATTTTCCAGTTGACCAGAAACAGGTTCGGAAATACCTCAATATCATAGAATACAAGCTTTGCATCATCATTCTTTACAGCATTTGAATTTTCTTCCGATTTAAACTGCATCTTGTTGACGAGCTTAATACAATACTCTGCCTGATGAGAGCTGTTCGCTGCAAATGCTAATACCGCATTTCGCATATCTGTTACATCATATTTGAGTTCACTACTATGAGCATCCTCCAATATTTTGTATATGAAATCGATACTTGGCTTAGTTCCTGGGTGGATTTCCTTATTGAGATTTCTCTTTATAAGTGTCCTAAGTCCTTTCTCGCTTTTTATGGCATCAAAATTTACCATTTTGTCTTCTCCTTTCATTGGTAACCCAGAGGATATAGTAGCTATTGGTAAATCGTTGCATTTCGTTAGTTTTCTTCTTAACGAACTTTTACCTGTAAATACCTTTACCTCTATATGGTCATCGTAGATTCTGCTTAGCTGAGAAGGGTCTCCAGAATATAAATAATGGAGATGTATCCCTTGACCACTTTTACTCAACTCTGCATAAGTCGGTGGCAACTTACTGGCGGCTTCCAAATTCTTTTCGAAAGATTTATTTCCCGTTTCATCTGGAATATCAAAATCTACAATAATATGATTTTCTGGAACTTTCACATAATGAATTTGTGATGTATCCAGAGCAGATAATTTTGTTTTTACTTTTTCCCATTTCTGCTGTGGGGTTTCATTTTGTGAAGCATATTGTGCTGGACAATCTGCACATACAGAATCAAATATTGACTCCTGTTCTTTGAACTCTATCTGATAAGTTTTTGGTGTCTCTTTTTTCTTTGTTTGAGTATCACTTTCAAACTTATCTGTTCTGAATCCTATGTAATAGCTTCGTACTCTTGAACCGTCATCAAAGTTAAATCTCTCCTGGAAATCCTTGAAATAGTTCTTCAATTCTTCCTGGAAGGCGCGTCTCGATAACGGATAACCAACTTTCGCTTCATCGCAGTAATTCTTATACATTTCCCATGCTGCCTTAAGCGTTGTTCCATCTTCTTTTTTAAACACATAATAAGAATCAGCTATAAAGTTATAGAAATCGTTAGATGCACCAAGCATTGAAATTGGAATATAATCATCGTATCTGCCAGGATTATCCAAATATATTTCCTGGCAATGATACGCAATAGCTCCGAGTTCAAAGCCGACCTGTTTCACGATTGTTTTATATTCCTTTGGATTCAATTTATTTCCAGATGGAGATACATCAATCAATCGTCTTATAAGACCGGATTTTGCATCTGTGATACGTACCGGTTTATTAGTTCCCATAAATAAGAAACATTTAAAGCGGTTTGCATATGTTGACTTAAATTTCTCATTTACAGTCATCAGCTCATGGGATACCAAACTGTTAAGCCTTGTGTTATCCTCAATCCTTGATAAGTCTCCGTCGTGCTGAATAGCCACCAATGGATTACTTTTAAACGCCTCTAACGCAAAAGAGTTACTACTAGACCCCAATGCTTTCGCATCAAAGACTGAGTAGTAACCCTCAAATAACTGCTGAATAATATTTAAAATTGTTGATTTACCTGTACCAGCTGCTCCGTATAGTACAAGAAATTTCTGTAATTTCTGCGACTCACCACATACTATGGAACCAATAGCCCACTCTATCTTCATTCGTTCTTCCGGAGAATATAAAGTGCTAATCAGTTTTTCGTATGCTGTTAAATCTCCATCTTCAAGAGGATAATTAAGTCGCTTGCTTGCATAATCTTTTTTTGTCGTTTCCGTATTGGAAAATATAAGTTTATCGTCAAGCGTATGAAAACTGTCTCTTAATTGTTTCTGACAGTATTTATGCCAAGAGTCAATCATTCCGCTCTCAGCGTCCCACATATGCAGGACTTTAATATCTGAGTTAAAGCGTTGGCGATTCTCCTCAGCATATCTATCCAGTTCGCGGTCTATAAGTTGTAAAGCATCCTGTTCGTCTGTAGACCATAAACCACGTTCTTCTATCCAGATAGCGTAAAAATCACCACCTCGAATCATAAGATCTGTGCTTTTTTTAATAAGGAACTTTGGATAGATTTCTATTGTTCCGCGCTTTGTACTACGCGTTGAAACCACCATAAAATCCAACATCACATTTTTATACTCCTTCCGATTCCTTCAACTCATCAATTTCTTTTCGCAAAGCTGCGATCTCCTGTTGCATTTTTTTACTATCAGTACGCATTGCAAATAAATTTAAAGTTGTAACAACACTAAATAATGTCACAGCCTTATTAAATTTGTTCTGATGCACCAGTGCTTTGTAAATGCGTACAAGATGCTTATCTGTAGCATCCATATTTCTAAAAATATAACTTACAAAATCGTTCATAATAAGTAATCTCCTTTCAAATCAAGTAATACTGTCAAGGTACCAACATGCCTGATACCAAATTTCAACTTTTCTCAGATCATAGCGACAATTTTCAAGTGTGAATAATCCACCTTGCCCGTCTGGCTCATACTGTCTTTCTAAAAATCTCGTTATAATATCTTCAACACGATTCTCATTAAATTTTCTGTCATCCATAGAGCCTAACCCAAGATTAGTAATCATATTCCAGAACCATTGTCCTGTTCTGTCGCCAATCTCTGGGTCGTCCATAATATGTTCCTCTAAACGAATTGAAAGTGCTATTAGCATCTCCAATACGCTACATGGACTATCATCCAGATAATTCGCTATAACAGAGCAGTCATATCCGTTCTCGTATCCAAATCGATAACGTAGTTCAATACCGTCCTCAAATCGATTGCTGTCCATAGTAAGCTGATATGTGAAATCCATATTGTGGAGAAAATTTAATAGCTTTCTATATGATAATTTCTTCGGATATTTTGTATCACATACCAGACCATACATCCAATCGAAATAATCAAATTTTAATTCGTCTCTGGTCATTACATCTCCGTTCCATGTGGCTGAGTTTCAAAAATTTCCTGATAGTTTCTCTGGTCTAACAGAATTTCATAATCGCATTTCTTAGCATCGTTTCTCACATAGACTGAGTCGTCCTCATACTCTCCGAAATGCTCAAGTGAATCTTCCCCAACAGTTTCTTCAATATCATCCACAATTTCATTCATATCATCTAGTAACACCCCGTCAGCTGTATATGTGAGACTGATTTTTTCGTAATCGTCAAACTCTCCGAAATCTGACGGCTGTATAACATATGGTTTGTCAACACCAATTTCCTGCTTCTGTTTTTTATCTTGCATATCGCTATAGTTTACATAGCCTTCTTTCTGTAATCTTGCTGCATATTCAGCAATACTCGGTTTGTCTACAGTTCTACTGTCAGCAGTTTTTTCAGCAACAGGCTCTTCCGATTCGTCTTTTTTATCCTCGTCAAATACTCTTCTTGAATTGAAGTCTTTTTCTGCGAGTTTCTCATACTTATCTTTAAAGTATGAATATGTACCAGCTACACCAATTCCAGCACCAATAATCGTGCCTAAAATAAATGATACTTTACTGTTCATTGTTATCCTCCTCTGTCTTGATAGTCATAACGGTTAATGCTAAACCGCCAAAAAGTAAAGAGGCACTCAACAGAATGCCCCCTGTAATATGTCTTTTTCGATGGGTATCAAGAATATAGTCCATCATTGATATGAAGTTACCAATTCCTTCCATAATTAGTGCTCCTTTCCACCGAATAAAACAGCCAGACCACTCCAAAAGCAAATTCCTGCAACTGCTGATAATGTTAATCCTACTACATGCATAACAATTCTCCTTTCTATTCTCCACTTGAAAAATAGTGGTTTCCAATCTGAAACATAGGTGTTCCATAGTTTCCATATTTATCAGCTGTAAAGAATATGACATCGTAATTTTTTCGGTTACGAAGTTCTTCCTCTACAAGCTGACAAATATAATCGTCAATATAGCATCTGTCGACTCGTCCATTCCACATAGAAGAAAACTGACTTGGCTGATAAACTACTTCATAAACTGTATTCGGAAAAGAAATAGAATCAACACGATTTAAAATAGTATCAATAACTAATCGTTTGCCTTCTTCACATTCTCCCTCAGCTTCAGCCATAGTAACAAGAGCTATTAACTCAATATCATCGTCTGAAATATCAGTATCAATTTCACAAACAACATCTTGAGGTGCAGGCTCTTGTACTACTACTTCCTCCTTCGGACTAAATGATACTTCTTCAACCGCCTCAGTTTTGATAACCTCAACTACCACTTTGTCAGTAATTTTATCGTCTTCACTTGTCGTGATTGGCGATGCTGCTATACAAAAAGAACAGGTGATTACCAATAGTATCATCCAAATTATTTTTTTCATATGCAAATTCTCCGTTTAAATCAGATCTAATATATTACCATCCACGTTGAAGTCTAATAAAATTGCTGGCTCATAAGATCCGTCTTCAGTTTCTCTGTTTGTTTCTAAGATGCCAAAATCTACGAAGTTATCACCAACTTCATTGTTCTTGTTATATACCCAGCCTACAATCTGACCTTCCTTAGTTCTGTCAATTCCAAGCATATCGTATACGTCATTTAAGAACACATATCCTCTAGCGTGTAAAAGATCATTTGCATACTGCTGCTGTCCGCGTAACATAAGTAAATTGTACTGTGTATCTTTCTCATATCCATTGCAAGTCTCATCAAAGAATCTTGCATATCCGCTGTCTGCATTTGCCACATTGACAGTAGATTTCACTTTCTTCTCTTTACCTGTTTCCGGGTCTTTTACAGTTTCCTCGAATTTCTTCGCCTTAATATCATATTTCAGTTCCTTGTCTACCTGTTCCCCAAATCTTTCAACAACACGACTACGATATTCCTTGAAAGACTTATCGACGGTTGCATATGCTGCTGCCAAAGCTACATTTCTCTTTCTGAGAATATTATTAGATGCCACAATACTTGTAAGTGATAATGCGCCTAATGCAATAGCCGGAGCATATAACTTAACAAGCTTTACCCCTGTCTGGGCGTAAATGATAGTTAAGTCTTTCTTTGCATCTTCCTGTGAATAATCCGCTTTGATTTCCTCATTTTCAGAGCATTCATGTACAGCATCCACATCTTTTTTATGCTCTTCTAACACTGTACTTAATTTTGTTGTAGCTTTACAAGCCATAACAGCACTTGCAACCGTTCCAATAACACCGGCTACGATAAGAATTTCCGGGCTATGCTTTTTTACTTTAATAGTTGCTGTATTTACAGCGGTTGTTACTTTTGCAATAATTTCATTCTTTTTCATGATTATTTGTTCTCCTCTTCTAAAAGTTTTACATGATCAATGAGATGCTCTAAATACCATCTCGCTTTTTCTAAGTCCTGTACGCCGTTCTTATTTTTCCAACGGCACATATATTTGAGTACATTTCCAGTGTCAGTAGCCTCAATACCTTTCAAATCAAATGTAAATGCCTCAATAACATCAATTACCTCTAATCCAGTTTCACTCTGATAATGAGCTGGATGTGATACCATAACATCTTTTGACTCGTACATAATCTGCCTCCTAATCTATTGGATTTGCTCTTGGAAACTTGATAGTATATCCATCTCTGGTATTAATAATTCTTGCATTTCTGATATTATCAGTCCAGCCGTAGTTATTTCCTGTCCACGGACCGTCAATACCGACCAAATCGAAATAGTCCGCAACACTTACAATTCTGTAACTTGCAACGATTTCGTCCATAGCAGCTAATACATTTTCTGCCTCAGTTCTGGTGTCAAAGTAAATATCATCGAAATCACAACCACCAATAGAACTCTGTGAATTGTAATTTCTTCTGTTGCCCTGTGCTGGGTCTTCATAATATTTGCGATAAGATACTTTGCTTGCGGACGATCTTTTACCACTAGGGCTCTTAACTCCAAGAACCGCCTTAACAGCATCGAGAATAATATCCTTCACGGCAGGCACAACGATATCCTCGAAAATGTAGCTTTTTACGTTATCTACATCTTCTGGAACAAATATCCCTGCAAGTTTATTAATTCCGCTCTTTTTCTTTGTCTTAACAGAACCGGATACAATTTTTTCTACCTTCTTTTCTGGTAGTTCAGCTTTCGCTCGTTCTCTCGATTTATGTGAGTTGGACTTGTATTCTTCCATTCTTTTCCTCCTAATTGATAACCATTAACTCCCCAGGCAAAGTAATTTTCGATGCTGGCATACGGTTATTATTTTTCTTAAACTGATACGCTAAATTACTCTTTGCTTTCTTTTCAGATGTCGCGTATGTAGACCCCGCCCAATTATCGGCAATACACCTGCCAAATTCCATAACTGGACCATTATAAGCATACTGGTTCATAACAATACCTCCATAATAAAAAAATAAGAGAGAAAGCACCTTGTTATAGGTACTCTCCCTCACTCCTGTCAGAATAATAATTCTTTAATTTTCAGAATCATTCTCATCAACTGTTTCAGTGTTTTCATCCTCAACTGTGGTCTCATTTTCAACAACACTAAACCCTTTACGCGCTTTCATTTCCTTCAGTTTACTAACTGCTGGTGCTACTACGAACTTGTAAGCTAAACCGCCTGCAATCATAGCCACACCGATAGTTGCTACCTTACTGAAGCCACCTTTGGAAGCTGTCTTTACGATTTCCTCTGTTGTGTCCATAACCTCTTCGTTGTTCATGATTTCATTTGTTTCCATAATGTTAATCTCCTTTCAGATTAAAAATTTGTTATTCTTTCCATAATAGTGGCTGTAAATTTTGCGAACCTACATCAAGTTTCTATAGTCATATCTAGGTCCACATCCGTAATCTATTACAAATACTGGTTCGTCATTGTCATTAAGCTGTGATGTATAGCGAAGGTCGATATATCCTTCTCGGTCAATATTCCATCCAATGTCGTCACCGATTTTAATAGATGGTAAACCAATTTCGTAATAGAATTCATTAAGGGAGATATACATTTCATCTCGCATCCTTCTGTTCAAGTCATTCTCAGCTTTCTTAATCCTGTCAATTTTTGACTTGAAATATCGTCCGGATAATACATCGTAGCAAAGAGTCTCACCATCTCCAACAAATATAATTTCGCTTTCTTTTGCCGGATGCGCTTCAATTTTCTCTTTTGCAACGGCATCTCTGATAGTCTGCTCTTTCTTTTCTCCAATCGTTTCAACAACTTTATTCTGATATTCCTTGAGTGATGTTTCAGCTATAGAATATGCCGTAGCCAGTGCTGCGTTTCTTCTGGCATTTACTGAACTTGCTCCAATCAGACAAACAACAGACAATATTCCTGTTACCCCTGCTGGAATATAACATCTCCATGTAACTTTTATAATTTCAGTTTTGCTGAGGTTATGTCCCTCATATGGTATATTTGTTTCATTGGCTTTTTTAAGCTCCGCATTATCAATTAATCTTAGTGCCTTTGGTGTTGCTCTTACAGCCATTACAGTTGTTGTTACCATTCCGGCAATACCTATTCCAGTTAATATTTCCGGACTATGCTTTATGGTTGATTTTTTCACTGCATTATATGCCGCTTTAATATTAGGTTTATGCATTTTATTACTTCCTTTCCTATAAATTACCCCGCCCACAAGGGGCGGAGATTTTTACTTAACCAACCAGATTTCCGGACGAACCCCATGAGAGTTCGAAGCGGCGCCGTAGACCGCATGGCCAAAGTAGCTCACACCAGCGAAACTAGCCGAAGAAAATTCTTTCTTGGTAGCATTACGAAGCCATCCGAACTCACACTCATTGTTATAATAAGCAACTCGATTGCGTCTCTGCTTCATAAGAGGAAGCTGTTTGTCATTATCCGCTTCAAAGTGGTTTCTATCCCACTCATCATCCCATCCAAACATCTCACCTACTGTAGGAATAGTAACATTAGTGAGTCTTCCTCTAATTGAATAAGGTAACGCCTTGACGAACTCTGTATGTAACCATTTATTCAAATCTGACTCTTCAAATCCTCCCTTATTTGTATCTGACTCATTCATAGGTCTCTTAGTTACATAATCATCGAAAATAAGCATAACTCTATCGTCCGTAACCTTGTGTACTGTTGCTGTGAATTCTCCAAATCCGTTCAACTTAATGGTTGTCTTATCTCCTACCTCAGCATTTTTTAAATCGGACTTCGCTGGAACTCCGAATATTGCATTAACAAATTCTTTAATCGCAAGTTCATCATTAATGCAATACGCTCTCATAGCTTCTTTTGACTCTTTATCAGCAGCCATTTCGATATACTTTCTGTACATTCTTTCTACTGTAGGTGTGTCAATCCCTCTTGTTGATAATCCGATAATTTCTTCTCCTAATGTCATTTCTCTTTTACACATAATGTTAATCTCCTTTCAAAATATCGCTTTATGCGATTAATAAATCAATGATCCATCGTGTCATATCTTTTGCACACGAAAATAAAAAACTGTTGTTGATGTTTTTGCAGGCGTACTCATCCATTAACTCTTCAAAATTTTCAAGAGTTATCAATGGCGGAATATCCCTGTTGTTATTCAAACGTATCAACAACTCTTTTGCCGCCCATATAGAGTAGCTATTACTAATAAAACTATCGCCATACCAATCAACTCTATTTTTTCTTGATTGCTTTAGACAATATTCAGTAATTTCAATAGCTGTATCTATTGATGACATACTTAACCTCCCTAAAACAAAAGAGCCCTTGTTTTAGGACTCCTTCGTATCTGCGTCTCTTTTAGCAAGAGCTTCATTAACTTTCTTATCAATCTGCTCATTCATCTTCTGCTCATCAGCCCAATCGTTAATAAGATTCGCTCCTAATCCGATTACTGTCGCAGCAAGACCAATGATTCTAATAATTTTACTATTCATAGCCCGTTGCCTCCTTTCCATAATAGTGGCTGTAAATTTTGCGAATAGACTATTCCATAGTGAAATCTTCTTCATCGCACCAATTAGTGTCTGGTGTCCAAACCATTTCAATGATATATACTTCGAGACCATCATCTAACACTGTTTTTCTATGGTTAAAATCTATCCAATATATACCATCGTCACAGTTCCATCCAACATACTCTCCGCCATCAAGAGCAGACAATCCAAGCATTTCATAAAAATCATTTACTGGAAGATGACCGGACATTACAAAATTTCTGTTAAGGTGATACTCAGCCTGTAGTACCCTGCTAACAGAGCTTTCAAAATATCTCCTCGAATATTCATCGTAAAACAGACGGTTTTCGTCCGGATCATGCTCACCAAAGTCTAATGAATTCCATCCACATATATCCTGTCCGCTAAGATATACATCATTACAATGCTCTTTAGCTATAGAATCGATTATTTTCTGATGAGCTTCCTCTCCATACAATTCCTTGAGTTTTTCTTTATACTCATTGTAAGATTTGTTAATCAGTGCATATGCACTTGATAAAGATGCCTGTTGATGGCGGTTTAATACATTTGCTCCAACAATACAAATGATTGTTGAAACACCAATAACTGTTGACGGAATATAATAGACCCACGCAGATTTAATAGCTTCTGTCTTGCTATATCCGCATGGGTCTCCATCATGATTAATCAAACTGTCTTTTCTAATCTTTTCAATTGCTTTTGGTGTTGCTACAACGGCTGATACAGTAGTTGCAACAAGCCCAGCAACTCCAAGACAGGTTAAAATTGTTGGTGAACCTCTTTTCAGTTGTATAACTGATTTGTTAATGAGTTGATTGATTTTTGGTTTCATAGTGGTTGTCTCCTTTCTTTATTCCATAGCTCGTAAAATATCCAGCACATTATCTGCCAGATTTATTGCTATTGAAAACATTAATTGTGTGTCTTGTCTCATATGATAATATTTACTCATCATAGCTTTGAAACATCTGACAATTTCTTCAATTTCTGCTATTGACGCATTGTCTTTTGGATATAATTCGGACGATACATATTCCAGTAATTCATTTACTGACCATATGGAATAGCTAGATTGCATAAATTCCTTATGGTGTCCAAATATCATAGGAAATGATACATCCATCTGATATGTGTCACTTAATATCAGTTCAAGCTGCTCAATAGACATATGAACTCTCCTTTCCAGAAAAATAAAAGAGAAATTGAATGGATTCGAACCATCGACCCCTGGTGCGGTATATTGACCAGTGCTCTACCAACTGAGCTACTATTCCTCTCATAATATGCTTTGTAAATTTTGCGAAGTAAAAGAAAAGAGCCGCCATAAGCGACCCTAATCGTCAGTTCAAACCAATACTTTTAAGTATGTTTATAAGCTCGTCCTTTCCAATTTCAGCATCTACATCGACATGAAGATGTGTCTTTCCGTCTGCAATAGTTGTAGTGACCCCATTTAACTGAATATCAATATCGTATCCAGTTTTCTTATGTATCACCTTTTTTAATGCTTTTGAAATAATCCCTCTTGTAAATTTAGATACTATTTTCATTTCGTCCATGCTCCTTTTACTCCTTTCAAAGCTTTAGTTTCTCATAAAAGGAACTGTAAAATTCGCTAAATATTACGCCTGTCAAAGCATGTTTCCCATCTTTGCCTCTGTATCGGTTTCATTTTCAACGCCCACATAATTTGTCTAACGCTTACTGTTGGATACAATCCATCTGTACACTCTCCTGCTCGTTCATCAAAAAATTTTTTGAACTTAGGATGCAAATATAAAGAATCTGTCAACCAGGAATCAACCTCTGTCCAGTATGTAGTCTTTGTATCCGGATTGAATCTTTGCTGAATAACTGCCAAACCTTTATCGCCAATTGTAAATAATGTACATCTGTCATACACCGGATGATTGCATATATATAATTTTCCATACATAGAAAGATAAATATCTGGTTTTTTATAATGGTATCTCATCTCTATTCTCCGTAAAAAGAAAAGAGCCTTAGATTTCTCTAAGACCCTCTCCTCTAGCTTATTGCGTTTTTAATTTTCTTCTTCGGACTCATCCGCGGCAATACCCAGAACTTCCTCTCTGGTCGGATATAAATTCTCGTACTTTTCATCTCCTTCACAGCCATATTCCTCTAAATCAATGCTGTGACCACAATGAGGACACACTAATGTGTCTTCCCATTCGTCTTCAAATTCCATTAATCCTCCGCACTCAGAGCAGATATATTCTCCGTCTGTCATTGCCTTTCTCTGTTTTTCATTAAAAATACTCATGCTAAATATCTCCTTTCAAAATTGACCTGCTCGCATACTCGTATATCTAGTATACAAACTGGCGTTAATCTGTTCAAGAGATAAAGCTTTATTCTCTCATAAAGAGCAATGTATTTTTCACGTAAAAAGAAAAGGAGATGCGTATAGAGTTCCACATCTCCTATAGGCACTATTACCACTCAGCAGTAATTATTCTGCATTCCTTGCAATAATAAACTGACAGCTTAACATCAACCTTTACGTCCTTATCCATATGGTACTCAAATGTTGCCGTACGATTGTTTTCATTCGTTACTAACATACTTTGAACCGCTGGATTCTCTCCATCATCAAAGTTGTCCATAACGGTAACCAATCTCTTATGCAAATATTCGTTCTCATTGAATATGACGGTAAAATGCCATAAGCTTTCATCATCACCACAAGGAATACTTAATGTAGTCTGATTTGTAGTAATTGGTACCTCCACATAGATTTTATTCATCTAATTTTGCCTCCTTTTCTATTTTCTCATAAGAGGAAATGCTGTAGTTGCGTAGTAAAAAATAAGAGGACATGCGTTATACACGTCCCCTTGCCATAAAATCATTATTTCTTTGTTGGTCTAAAACGATTGATCAAACCTGTAAATGTCTTTGAGGTATATGTTCCTGTTTCTTCAAACTTAAATCCTTTCCTCATCCAAATTCCATAGAATATCAATGGCACCATTAATTCTGCCGCTGCTACACCTACTCTGAAATATCGCTCCTTAACCTGCTCTTCAAGCTGCTTCTGTTTCAGTTCATCGTCTTTAGTGTTGGCTTCTCCTTCCATCACACGACGATCATACTTCTCATCCGCATCCCATTCGCTCTTGTTCTCCTCGATTCTCAGCTTGTACAGCTTTGCCAAATCATCAATAGCACTTGATTTCTCATCAGAACCTGCTTTGAATTCAGATAAGTTCTGAATCTCCATTGCAATTTCCTCATTCAATAAATCTTTAATATTTGGTTCGCTCATTTTGTGAAACCTCCTTTTAATAATTTCTTTCATAATAGAAAGTGTTATTTGTGCGAAATATAATTTTTAATTTTCACACGTAAACATACGGACTGCTTCTTATAGATATCATTCATACCGCCTGGATCTAATTCAAGAAATAAATAAGGCTCGCTATCTGGGTCAGATTGGTCAACCCTAAGCGAACCTATTGGCTTATCCTTAAATATAAATCTTGATGCAAGCAATCCTATAAGAATACCTACCAGTAACCAAATTAATGGCATATGCTCCTCCTTTCTGAAAACATTTTCCGGAATTTTCCCACCGGGCAATTTTTCAAATATCAATATAGTATGATTTCCAGTAACCTACGTACTGGAGTTAACCTAGAATAAAAAGAAAGAGCCCTTGTTAGGACTCTCTCATTTCGTTATCATTCAAATTCATCTGTAATAACTCGCACATCTTCTTCTGATATAGATAGTATCTTAGCTATGTGCTCAGGTTTCTCACCATTGTCATATAAGTCTATGATCCTATCTACAAATAATCGTTTGATATAGCTCATCCTCGTTACCTCCTTTACGAATTTATTCCTTCATAAAGGACTATGTATTTGTTGCGAACTATCCTCGTTCTTTATCCAACAACCAGAAAAATCGTCTGTACAAGTCATAGTAAATATCTTTGCAACACGGAATATTTAATCTAGCTTTCAAAATATCATAAGACCAGCCTTCTGTAATTCCCTTTAGTAGATACTTTGCTAATTCTGGATTTGTGAAATTAGCAACTCTTTCGAGCATGTTCATACGGTCTGCATAATATGCTCTGGCTATTGCATACCTTGATGTCGGATCATCAATATTATTGGTTATAACCCTCATCGCCAAATTCATAGTTTTTGTATTTGTGCCGTCTAATGCGGCATATGCTTTCTTCCATATAGGATATTGCAGGCAAAAATGTTTTAACTCGTAGTATCTATGTTTCTCTATCCAATATGGATTCTTTTCTGATAATTCAGCTCTTAATGTTGTTCCCATATAAATCTCCTTTGTGTTTATTACCGCCGGTGATTCTATTCTAGGTTAGAAATGCATAATAGTAAAAACAACCTCGGTGGAAACTAATGCCAAAAAAAAAGACAGTCTATGTTTTTCACAGACCGCCCTTCATTTTAACGCTTTACTAAAAATGCTGGTATTTCGATAGATGTTATTTGAGAGTTATTGTTTTTCTCTATAACTAAATTCATCTCTCTTAAAGCAAGATATCGTAAAACTGTTTGACATTCTTCATAATTATTAAAATTTCCTTCTTTGAATTCTGCCATATATCGTTCTACATCCATCCAGTATAAGAATGTATCTTCTGCTATGTTGTTTCCTTTTCTCTCCATGATATAAATCTCCTTTCATATAACTACATTTTTATTCAAGGTTTTCTCATAAGAGAGATTGTAAATTAAGCGTTCGCCATCTAGTCATAGTCATCTCGCAAGGATAATCCTCATAGTCTATCATATCGCTTGTTATTTTACCTTCTATAACTCCTGTTATTATTCTCGCATCGTATTGTTTATAAGGAAAAATATTATTGGGAAGATTTCTATGTATACAATTACAAACTGGACATTTGAATCTTTTTATAGTAATGATAGACGCTTTACGATTTTTCGTCCGTACCATTCTTGAAACTTTATCATAATATTTCAAATCACTACCGCAAGATTCACATATGTAATTCATCTTTTTTCACCTCACTGACAAGGTTTATTATACATAAAAATTAAAGATAATGTAGAAAAAGAGTACCTCCTGGTTTCTTCGCCATTTGGTACCCTTGTATTCATTCAAGACATTATATTTAGTAAATAATTAGTAAAATATAAATTTATTGTAAACGTAACATCTATAAAGTCTTATTTTATGGTGATTGTCGAATAATGATAGGCATTTTAATCGATAATCGCTATCATATATTTTCATCTCCATTCATTACTTCATTCTTTGA